TTTCTTAACCCCAGTCACATTTGTTTTCCTGACAGCATTGGAAAAGAGCCCTAGTATACAGGTAAATCCACGTTGCTACAAATGTGGGGTCACTTCATATTATCTAATCGGCGTCATATTAACTTCTATTTTTTCAGCATCAAGCTTGTATACTTTCCTATCCTTTATATCAACAGAATAAATATATTCAGTCCCCAATGGATACGGCAACCGCAGAAGTAATCCCTGCTCTTCGGCATCCTCATAGTCTTTGAGTTTCCGATATACGGCATCTATTTCTTCACAATCTGGTTCACATGCCCTTTCCCACATTTCATCATCAATCCACGATGGATTGCTTTCTGTTAATCTCTCCATGCTTATTCCTCACTTTCTGCCAGCTTGGCATATTTCCACGGAATAGTCTCTTCATCATCCTCGCTCCAAGATGTTGCCCCACCACGCCATGCAAACACCGTTCCGTTTTTGATTTTTGCAAAATGTCTTCTAGTCCATTCGCGATTTTCATGATCTCTTACCAAAATCGGCGTATCGACTGCAACTTTACTCCAATCAACAGATGGCTCAACATACTCTGAATTAAGCCATTCGCGGAAATTATACGTACTACCTTTGCACGAATCTGATTCATAAAAATCGCACTCTTCACATTTAATTTCTTCGCAAATTGCAGGCTTTCCATTTTTTAATCCAAACACTCCTCCGTTTACCGTAAGTTCTATAATCTCATTTCCATATTTTTCTTTATTCGTCATATTAAACCTCCAAATCACATATAAACTTAATCTCATCCGCCAAACTCTGTGCTATCATCGGCACCGTCAACTGAAACTGCTTGTAATTAGCCAGTGTATCAATGTAGTCGATGAATTTGTCCGTGAAATACTGCAACTGTTTCGCTGTTATCTTAAACTCCTTTTTCAGAATCGTAAGTGTCAGCGCAAAATAGTTAAACAAAGATGCGCTGGAAAGCCTGTAGGCTTCACGCTCGATACAGAACCCTTTCTTTGCATACAGGGTCATTAACTGTCTCTGTGGAATTTTTCCGACTTCTTCTTTGATGTCGATTCCGTATTTACTTTTCAGATAAAAAGACAAGTCCTTTCCAGTATTTCCACCGGATGCTACTTCATCTAAGTAGGATTTCAAAAAATCCTGCAACCGGATGATTCTTGCCTGTCCGAAACCGAATTTGTCATGCAGAATTATGTACCCGATCACGACAAAATCTTTGTACGATTTTGATATAACCTTATCAGCATTTCTCTTTTCAAAATCATTTCGCCCGATAGTCCGCATCTCCTGTTTGGTGTAAAATGTCGGCTTTTTATTCCGTTTCAACGCATTGCTCATTTCTTTGATTTCTCCTTTCTGTATGTGATTTCTAACCATGCAAAATGACTCAATACAAGCTGTCTTGCACGCTCTTCAATCTCCATGCCTTTGTATTTGTTTATCAATGATTCTCCGGATTTTACAACTTCATCCCACCAAGAATCAGTGCTGTCCGGGGTATAATATTTTTGAATGAATTGCCAATAATCCATAAATACTTGCCATTCTTCCGAACCCTTTTCTATCTTTGCACTTGCCATAGCCGTTACCTCTAAAACGGACAATCGCCATTGTATGGCTTGAATCCGTCTCCACGTTCTTTCTTTTTTATTTCCGCAACAACATCATCAAACGGTTTTTCGATTTCAACAAACTTCATGTGATCTCCATCAAACTCCATTGCTTCACGCATTGTCATTCCCTGTCTGTTCTTCTCGATTTTTACGCCCTTGGCTCCCTTGTCATTGTCTGACAGATTCCACAGCATAATTATGTTTGACGCATCCTGTTCGATTGCTCCGGATTCCCTCAACTCTGCCATGGTAGGTTCTTTTGTGTCTCTGCTTTCGGAAGCCCTTGTTATCTGCGAAAGTGCTATTACATGTGTATTTAAGTCTCTTGCAACCGATTTTAAACCTCTTGAAATTGATGCTACTTCTTCATTTCTTCCGGAATATCTGTTATCCGGCATAAGCAATTGCAGATAGTCAACAATTATAACGTCAAAGTTTTGGTGTCTGCATTCTGACTTTATTTCTCTCGGAGATACAGTACCGGATGCCACCCATAATTGATAATCGCTCATTTCTTCATTTGCTTGGTTAAATTTTTCCTGTTCATCACCAAGAAATGCTTTTGCCCTTCTGACTCTTGTTAAACCGATTTCCGCAAGTCTTGAAATAAATCGCTCATACACTTGCTTATCGCTCATTTCCAAGTTAAAATATGCAATTTTAAGCCCTTTCTTTGCCATATTTCCGATAATCTGTGTTGTGAGTGCGGATTTACCGACTGCCGGTCTTGCGGCAATTACTGTTACATCACCGCGTTCAAGATCGCCAAGCGCATCATCAAGCTGCGATAAGCCGATTTTTATACCACCCTCTCCAACGCTTTCGTTGAAATATTTGTCTTTATTCTCAACTGAAATCTGCTTCATTGGTTTTAACTTTACTTCTTTCCCCTCTTGCAAATGTTCAAGTCTTGTAAGAAGATCGCTGATTGTATCATCAATGTCACATGGTTTTAAACTGGATTTCTGATACATGTCACGAACCGTTCTTGCTTTGTATTCTTTCGAAACCGCATCGGCATAACTTTTAACCATGGTTGAAGTGATTGTTCCGGTAATACAGGATTTCATCAATTCGCTAATCTGCTCTTGTGCGTATTTGTGGCTTTCAAGTGCCATTGATAAAGACATTGGGTCAATGCTTTCATTCCGGTCATACATGGCAAGCATTTCCTTGTATGTGTCCTGTGCAAATTCCGAACTAAACATTTCCGGTTTCAGTGTTCGCCAGATGTTATTTAGCACATCATTGTCAATCAATACACACCCGATCACTCCGAACTCTGCTTCCGTCAACTGCAATCACCTCGTTTCTCTGCAATCTGCAACCAATAGTCGCAATCATTTTTCAACCAATCAACATATTTTGGAATGTACCGAAAATCCTTATCGTCTGGATTCTTTTCTTGATAGTCACTCAAATATGCCTCTGTGGCTTTGTATAACAGCCGTGCAATATCCGGTTGGTTCTCTTCGATAACTTCTAGCACTTTATCCATCCAAGCTGTTTTAGAGGTACTGTACGCTGTTTTCTTGGGATATATACTAAAAGTCTTTTTCCATGCATCGTCAAAATCAAACAAATCTCCGGAATCGGTCGACAGCGAATTTTCTTTTATATTTTCTTTCTCTTTATCTTCTTCTTTTTCTTCTTCTTTATCTGAAACAACGACGTCAGACGATTTATCGGACGATTTTTGTTCAATTAGGTTCTTCTGCTTCTTTCTCCGGTTCTGTTGGTAAAGCCTGTCACGTTCCTTTTTCTTCTCATAAGCGTCAAGTGTTTGATGCTTATTCCAATTCGGAATCGTTATCACGTTGTCAACAACTTCAATCATTCCAAACTCTTCAAAGGTCTTAAGCGCAAGTCTTACCGTGTTCAAATCTCTGCGGAAAATGGTGGCAAGCATTTCATCCGTGAACGGCAACTTGTTGCTCATCATAAACACACCGTTGTTATTCTGTTTTCCGGCAAGAATAAGAAGTTTGAACCAAATCGTAATGATGCTATCCGCACTCGGCATACTCTCAATCAGCAGAATCTTTTCATCATCAAAGACATCTGTTGTGATCTTAATCCACTTGACTTCTGCCATCTAATCACTCTCCTCATATGTATTTTCAGAAATCAAAGCCATAAACTTCTCATACTGCTTTTCAGAAACTTTGTTACCCTGTTTATCCGGCTTCAAGCGGATTTCAAGGTGCTTTTCAGCGATATGCGATAATTCCTTAGCAAGACTCTTTTTGCCTTGTTTAATGCCGTCATAATAGCCTTTTGCCGGACGGTAATCATCAATCTTAGCTTTACCCTCGCCCTGTGAACCGCTTGTTTTATTGCGAAGCTGATAGCCTCTGTCTGCGCAATACTTAATCCATCGTTGTTCTTCCTCGTTAAGTCTGTCTACAGGACAATGTTGAATGCAAACTCCCCATCCATGCGGATTATCCTCTGAATACAATCCGTGAGACTTTAAGCTAAGGTCTATGTGCTGATACCCCGAAAGGTGTTGCGACAATCTGGTTAAAATGTGCTTTGCCTGCCCCACGTAGGCATATCTAAACCCATTTTCGTCCTGCCTTGTCAAAATATAGATTCCGCTTGATTCATCAAGCCTTGGATTCAATGCAATCCACTTCTGCTTGTTTTTGGCTTCAATGGCTTTTGCCTGTCTAAATTTCTTATAATCCATCCAATCACTTCCTCTCCAATGGCTTCATACTCTGCATAGCCACATATTTTCCGTAGCTCATGCCAGATTCACGCGCCAATTTGCTAATTAAGTCGATTTTCTTATTATTGCTAAGTTTCTTCTCCTTGCGCTTTACCGCATCGCAGTCTGGGCATAACTTCCTTTTGCTCCCAACTGTCATAAATGTTTTTCCGCACTTAGGACACTGCTTTTTAACCACTTCCTTGCCATTTGCTTCTTGATGTCTTGCGAGATTCAGCCTGCTTGTGCATCTTGGGCAACAACAAAGTTGCGTAACCTTTTTTGGAACAAACTCTGATGAACAATATTTACAAATTCTAATTTCACTCATAATTTTTTCTTCCGTAGGCGGCATATAGGGGGATATGCCGCCAAGTAATCAATGGCTTACAATAAGCTTGTGATAACTATTATTCGCCATGCGTTAGAATGGTTTCTTTTAGGCTTTCGCCAAGGTGTTTCAACCTAATTATTCTTTTTCAAGTTCCGCTTTGATAGTCTCAAGGGCTTTCTCTTCATCTTCAAGACGTACTCGGCAACTCTCAACAATAGTGCTCTGCCTACTAATAAGCATTTCAACAGCTTTTTTCTTGTCTTTCTCCGTCAGAATGACCTTATCCCGGCAGTAACCGCTTAACACACCAATTTCGTCCTTTCGGATTCTTTGTCCTTTATATCCAAATTCGGATTTTTCAGTAATGATATACGTTTTTGGCTTTTCTTCTACGTCTGCTTCTCTACAAGAAAATTTATCGCCCCAAAAACTGTAAATGTATAATTTCATCTTTTCTCCTTTCAGAACGGACAAAGGTTCATATCAACCTCTAGCCCTTTTTCTGCAATATAAACATTCGCTCCATATTCAATTGTTTCTTTCGTTCGTTGTAGGAATAACGCGGGATCTCCGCTTGTGTCCGATAAGTGTATTAAAACGACATTCCGTAAAGCTGGGTTGTCGTTCGTCTGAATAAATTTAAGTGCCGTATCAAGGCTCATATGACCTCGCAAACGGTGTTCGTAATTTGGCTCATTCCGGTCTACCAAATCCATGCTATAGTTGGCTTCAACCATGATATGCTCAACGTTCATGCCGGAAAAATCATATCTGCAATATTCCAAGTCGGTCAAGAATAACAGTTTACCCATTTCCTCGTGTTTGATTAAATAGCCGTAGCACTCGATTTCTGTATCATGCGGTACATTGAAGGGTGTTACTGTAAAACTGCCGATTTGCCGTACTCTGCGCGGTGGAATGGCTATTGTACGCTCTCCGGTTATGGTTTCAAGTGCGGTCTGTGTCTCAAATGCCGTGTAAACCGGAATGCCGGATTTCATGAAATCTTTTATGTATCGTGCATGGTCGCTCAACCATGCTCATGTGAGACGATGCATCCTGCGACATCAGAAATACGCCAATCAATCATCTTCTTAAAGTACATGAATTTGCATCCGGCTTCGATTGCAAGAATCTCGCCGCTATTGCTGATTAAAGCGTAACTGTTGCCTGCCGATGATGAACCGCAACAACGCATAAGCATTTAAACCACCTCACTTTCTTAATACAAATGCAAGAGAATCAGGCTCAAAATCCATCCAAGAACTGTAAAAATCCACATAACCGGAATATACACCTTGCTTTTCCAAACATTTTCTTTCCGTATTTTCTTATAGATTGGGAATGCAATCACCCAAACAAGCCAAGGAATATATGCTATTAGTCCGAATAATACTTTTCCCATACCCTACTCCAATTCTTCCTCTGTAGGAAACTGAAAATATTCTGATGTAGCTTTCTTAAACATTTCTTCACTTAACGCTTGGGCAAATTCCGTGAAGTGTTCTGAATTGGCAGTATGATGATAAAATTCATTATTTTCATACGCAATTCTAAGCATTTCCATGGCTTTCTTTGCCTTTCCCCCGGTGGAATATTTAGCAAGCATTCCATCGTCATCGTCTCCGATTGCCTGTATTCTAATCTCAGATTCATCTCTAGGGGTAATGAAAACAACACTCTCTTCATACGGAAAATCTAATCTTCCGTCCTGCGATATAACTCTCATAGCAAACCTCCTTATCTAAAAAACAGAAACCAAATAAGTGCCACGAATGAATCAGCAATCGCAAGAAGAAATACAATGACAAGCACCCATCTTCCGAATGTCATTTTAATTTTCTTGCCAACGGCAACCGCAACTTTTTCTTCTAATGTGGTATTCGCCCCGACAAAAAATCTCACAATCAAAAATGCTACCCACAACAGAACTGCTAATTTTACAAAAATCATTCTTCATATCCTCCTAATCTTTCATAAAGTCCGGTACATTCTCGTCATTCTCAACGACTTTCTCCGGCTCAACTGCTGCACCGTTGCTCGCTTCGGATTCTGCTACGACAAACGGCTCTGAGTTGGCGTTTTCTGTAATGTCTTCCTGTGTCTGCACATAGGTTTCATCAAGCTGATTGAATGACTGCTTTGCCATGCTATTGAAGTCCTTGCGATACTTCTTGATTGCATTGTTGCGCATTTTACGAACGATCATTGATTCAGATGTATCAAGCCATGCGGCACTCATGTATGGTCTTGCGACTTCACACGAAAGCATATCTTCAATAGTCTTACAGTCTAAAAGTGCTTTCAAGATTTCGCCTTTCTTTTCGGCAATAGCTTTCTTTTCAGCGTCTGTTGCATCATAACGTGTCTTTTTGCCGCCTTTTACAAGTCCGAAAGTCTCATTCAGAAGATTATTGCGAACATGAGCAAAAAGATTTCCTTTTACACTTTCACGTTCTGCAATCATGTACTCGATTTTTCCATCATTCATTTCAACCGGGTAAACAACACGGATAACTTTCTGTGAAAGTCCTTTTTCTTCCCATTCCGGCGGTGTAACTTCAATTCCTTTATGCTTTGGATATGTGAAATCGTCACCTTCTTTCACAAGCCATACCGGATATACCTTTTTAACATCAACACCAAAGTTTCGAAGAAGTGCATCATTTCCGTCTCCCTCAATTCCCATTTCTACTTCCTTGTACCAATTTCCATTTGCATCTTGTTTGCCTCTCAACTGGAAGTAGCACTCCCTAGGCACTGCATTGGCATTAAGTTGAAGGCTTGATACCTGTCCGATAACCTGTCTCAAATTAGATCCATTCAAGTTACTCATAGCGGCTTTGCTAGATGTAACAAGGTTGTAAATAGCGCTCATAGATGCCATGACGCACTGCTTAGAATAATCATTAAGTACAAGTCCATGCTCTGCAAAGTCACGCTCCATAAGCCCTATGTACTGGTTTGTATAATAGGAAAGTTGTGTATTCATTTCCTGTTTTCCCTGCGTAGATACTGCCGTATTTTCTGCCATAATTACTTATCCTCCATTCCGCTTAAAATAGCTTTGATAACTTCTGCCATGCGTTCTTTTTCTTCATTTTTCAATGTATCTGTATCTTTCTTTTGCTCCACACTATCATTCGCTCTCTGCAAAGCACGGTTGTATTTCTCCTCTCCAAGAACTCTCCTTAATGCTACCAAAAGAGTTTCAAATTCAGCCATGATAACCGGCTCTCTTCCGTCTACTTCTATTGTTCCAAAATCTGATTTAATCATATCTATTCCTCACTTTCTTAATATCTTAAAATCTTAACATCGTTATCTTCATAAAAATTATTGAATCGCTCATTTAACAGTTCTAATTGCTTCTTGAGAATTTCCTTTGCTTCATCCACGCACCGGAAAAGATTTTCGCTTTTGAGCTGCAGATTATCAATTCCCAATTCGTTGCAATTAAGATACCACGCGTCTCCGCAACCGCAAATTTTATGTATGCAAATGTCGATTCCGTGGTCTTGAGTTCTGAAAATCGTTCCACTTTCCACCGGTTCTCCAAACTTTGCATTGCTAATCAGCTTCATGCACACCCCTTGCTTTCTTCATACTTCTTCACAACCACCATCTTATCAGCACCGTAGGTTTCTACCCACTTCATATCCACCGATTCATCCGTGACCGTCAGCTTTGCACCTTTGGCATTTACAACCGTATCACCAGCTTTCACAGAATCCTCGGTGCGATACACGTAGCTTCTTGTGCTGTTTGGGAATTTCGCTTTGATATAATTCATTCTGATACCTCCAAAATTATTCTTCCTGTTACTCAAAGGAAACATTTATTGGCATCTTCCAAGAGGATTCTGTAATACTAGAAAGCGATTTCAGAAATGATTCCGCAACATTTTCTTTAAAATTTGTACTCTGCAACTGTCTTCTGATTTCTTTTGCAAATTCCTCTCTGTTTTCATTGATATACTTTTCAATTTCTTCTTTTACCGTTTTTTCAATGGTGTTTTTCGCAAGCCAATCAAAGTATGGAACCGCACGCCAAGTATCCTTTTTCACGAATTCGCCCTTGCTGTCCACATACTTGTTTGTCATTTCATGAATAGCATCACGAACTACAACTTCCGGATTTCCCAACGCCTTTACAATTCCCGCATTTACTTCTTCTCTAACTGCCGCTTTAATAACTTCATCGCTAACGTTCAAACTCATCATATTAGCCATTTATCTGTAACCTCTCTTTCCTTTATTTCTCGAGTCTTTTTCGCAATACGGAAGAGAACAATGTCCGTCTCCTCCCCAAAACCCTTTATTTGCGTTTCTCCAACGCTTGCATGACATACACCTTGCATCCGGCTGTGTGATGTTGTTTCCGATTCCTATTCTCGACATTCAATATCCCCGCTTTCTTAGTGAAAATCCGCTTCCGGTTCTTTTTCCGGTTGAATATAACTGTCATCATATTCCTTATCAATAACGATAGCCGTTCCAGCTCTGGATAATCTCAAGAGTAGCACCTCAAATTCACTCAAGTTTCTAAGTGACGAAATCGTCAAATCCTTATAGGAAGAAAGTGTATATGGTTCTTCTTTTCCGTTGCCCCATATCCGCTTTGACACAGGAATTTCAACATTCAGTTTTTCATCATGCTCATTTTCAAATGTGATAACTGCTCTTTGCACACTGCTCCATGATGGCTTATCTTCCAGCTCAAACCGCATTTCACATTCCACGGATTGATAAGAAACGCCATCATCGTAATCAATGTCTAAATCTTCTGTGTCAATATCCCTTTCGCATTGTTTAATCCATGCCTTGAACAAATCCGTAAGTTTGATTTCTTTCTGCTCCGGCTCCACCATAAGGTCTTTAAAATTCTCCAGAATCTTTTTATTTCCAATACAGAAATCCGAATTAACAATCTCTGTTAAAACAGAATCAAGTTTGGGAAGATACTCTGAAAAATCATAACTCTCAATGTATGGAACCATGACTTCTTTTACCTTTTCCTCAATGGCATGCTTTGCATCTCCCCAACGAAAAGCATCTTCGATTGCTCCCACCAATGCATTCATAAATTTTTCTTTGACAATTTCACTTACTTCATCCGAAGATAAACTTTCCGATGCTATTTTCAATAATTCTTCTTTCATTTACACACCCTCCACTTTCAACTGCTTATCCTCTGATACTGTCAGAAGAATTAACTGTGTATCAACAGCCGGTACATATTCATCATTGATACTTTCTGCACCATCAAGGAAAATCGGAACATACATATTAAAGAACTTCTGAAAACTGTTGCAAATATCAATCTTCGCTTCAATTTCCCTGCCAGTGTTAGTCGTGTCACCGAACACCTTGTAAATGCCAGCTTCTTCATCAAGCACCGTAGGAATACAAACTTCCTTATATTCTCCGTTTTTCTGGAAATCGAACAACTTCCAACGTACAATACCGAAATGCTGATTGATTTCTTCAACAAGTAACTTATTCTTTCGTTTTGAAACTTCTTTGAGCTGATAAAGAATCCTCTCGGCATCTGCCTTTGCTTGTCCATACTCGTTCTGTTTATGTTGCATATCTGCAATCTTGTCATCAATTTGAACATTGTTTTCAGCCTGTGCGATAATCTTATTTACTTCGTCAAGCTGGCTCTGCAGATCTGCTTTCTCGACTTTCAAATCAGTAACAATCTTGTCCGCACCATCAGATTCCAGCTTTTCAATATCGGCGAGAACCTTGTCACGCTCTGCTTTCAGTTTCACATAATCTTCATTCTGCGTGTAATCAGCTTCGCTCGGGATCTCGGATAACTGCTTCGAAAGTTCTTCTTTCTTTGCAATGGCATCCTGTTCCTGTTTCTTTAAAGCGTCAATTTCTGTATTCAGATCAGCATTTTTCTTTGTAAGTTCGGTAATAAGTTCTTTCTTCTCGGTGCCAATAGTATTCAACCGATTCAGTTCAACCTTTTTGTCAGTGTCAAACTTAAATCTTTTTGCTTTCAGTTTTTCTTCCGCATCCGCCTTGGCTTTTTCTTTCCGGCTTTCAAAATCAGCCTTTAACTGCTCGATTTTATCTTCTGGCAACTTCTGACCGCACAGTGAACAAACAGTGTTATTTTCATCAAATACCCACTTGGATTCGTCAAACAGGTAAGGCGCTTTATCAAATGCCTTGGCATATTCTGCATTGTACTTTTCTCCAATTTTCTTCCGTTCTGCATCCGCATCTGTGATAGCCTTTTCATTACCGACAATCTGATTTTCTTTCAAAGAAATCGTCTGCTCCAGATGTTTTAATTCATCTTCGAAACCGCGCAGATCAGCATCAATTTCGTATCTACGATTGGATAATTCGCGGTTCATCGTCTGTGTAATTCCGGATATATCAAGTTGTAACCGCATTTCCTTATCGCGCAATTCGTCAAGCGAATGATCGGCACCGGCAATCTTCTTATCGCATTCAGCGATTCTTCTTGTCAGATCAGCCTTGGCAAGTTCCTGCTCTGCCACATCTACATCAACTTTTGCTTTCTCCAGACCGATAATCTGATTAGGAATCGCATCTAACTGTTCAACTGCTTTCTTCTTGGAAGCGTTATTCATGGCTTCAATTTCCTCGAATTTATAAGATTCAAGTAGTTTTGCAACATCGGCAGTTTCTTTATCCATTTGTGCAATCTCTAAATCTGTTTTTCCGCTTGCCATAGTGAATAAATATTTGCGCATTTCATCCTGTTTTTTCTTTAACGACAAATCATTAGTGAACACATTCGGGTGCGAACAAATGAGGAATTTATCAAACTTAAACCCTAATTCTTCCAGATATGCCTTAAAATCACGTTCTGTCTTAGGCACAGAATTGATCTCATATGTATTTGTGATAGTAACTTTCGAAACTCCATTTTTATCCGGCTTTCCAACTTTTCGCTTCTGCATCTTGGAAAGAGTAATCTCTTTTCCGTCCACATCAACATCTGCAGTAACGGTTGGAATGCAATCTTCTATATTGTCCGGTCTGATATTTGGATTGCTGACAAGTTCATAGTTCTTATCAGACGTCAGCCAGTACCATGCCGCCCCGATTGTGGTCTTTCCTCTCCGGTTCATGCCGGAAACCCTTGTTGTCTTGCCAAATTCGTATGTCTTATCCTTTACCCCCTTGAAATTTTCAAGTCGCAACGATTTTAAAATCATTCGCATTATTCTACACCCCCACGATTCCTTTTATTGACAACTCATATGTAACTTTTTCCACAACGCGACCATCTTTACACGTTTTCTTATATCTCCGGCTCTGTAATCTTCCGTATGTGCTTACCTTATCGCCTAAAGCAAGTGAGTCCGCATACTCCGCACCATTTCCCCATGCGATACAAGTGATCAAATCCTCTTTTCCGTTCTCTCTTAAATTTTTGAGTTTCACATCACAGATTTTACGACCAAGTGGTGTTTCTCTAAGTTGCTTTTCCTCTATAATTCCATCAAGGCTTACTTCATTCAAAGGGCTATCATCCTCTGGCTTTGTGATTGTATCAGCCATAACATATGTAAGAATGGCTTTTCCAGATCCTGTTCTCACGCGTCTGGTAATTATCTTCCCAATGACACATACCGTTCCGCTGATTTCTGTATCGCTGATTTCTTTGTCAAACAGTACCGGAAGAATATCTGCAACACCGCTTCTTCTTTCAATTCCGATGAAAAATTTATAAAAAATCTTACCGTTTGATTTATGGCTTTCCCTTGGTGCTGATACAACATCACCGATCAGTGTTATTTTGTTCTCCATTGCTTCTCCTTTCCATTTCTCTGTCAAGAACCTTTTCAAATTCCTCTTTATCGTCTTGTTTCTTCTTGCCTTTGCCCTGCATCAGTGCAACTAAAGCTTTTCTTTCATAATCGCTACAACGGATGCCACTAATAGTCATGCTTACCATGAGCATTTTTCAATCTGCTTTCTCCTTTCTCGTATTCTTCGGTTTGTTTCCTCTCTTGATAAATCAATGGTTATCTTTATCTCTGCGATCAGTGTTATTACAAAGCATACAAATGCAATCACTGTCGGAATGTTGATAACCGAATCAGATGAATCAAGGAAGCAACAAGTAACCATTCCAATTAAAAAGCTGACATATTTAATAACCTGGTATATCATTCCCATGCTCCTTTCAGAAACTTGTTTACAAAGTAAACCTGTCCTTTTCCGGTAACTTTCGTTGTCTTTGTGATTCTTACTGAACCGTCCGGATTCTGAATGTTGCTTTCCTTAACCTCGAACAATCCCTGCTCCACATATCTCTGTTTTGGCATATTCCTAGAAGTACCGCTTTTAATAAGGAAGTTATTCTCTCGTAACCACTCAAACAACCGCTTCTGTCCAATCTGCACACCGTTCTGACAAATCAACTTTGCCAAATCTCCGATCAGAATTGACGTATGGCTCGTTGCAACCGCATCAGCGAAAATCTCTTTAGGTATCATTCCTTGGATTCGTGAGTCCTGCATGGCAATGATGTTGTTCTTTTCGTCAATCTTTCGTTGTGCCACCATAAGTGCCTTGGAAAGCAACTCTTCATCAGACAAGGTTTCCTGCCCTGCTATGTAACCGCCATTCTTACGGATTGACGGAAGGACTTCATGCGTAATCCACCTTTTGAAATCCTTGGCTTCTCTTTTTCTGCTTGCAAGCACCAATGAGTAAAGACCGTATTCGTTTACACAGTTTGTCTCTCCACCAGATAACCCTAAATTAAATTTAGCCTTTTCATCATCGTCAATTCTTTGCATAGCCATTGTTGGGTTTGACAAATCTAACGACCTGCATATGTCACTTGCGACAAACCAAGGCTCATTATCTTTAGTAATTGTCCGAATCTCTCCGAACTCTTCATTATTGAAAATCTGTAATTCGTTCATAGCTCTCCTTTCTGTGGTATAATTCCCTTATCATCAAATAAGGGAGGTGATACAATTTGAAATACTTTTTGTTTTGCGATTTTTCTACAATATCCTGCGACCGAGAAAAGATGGCAGAGATATTAACTGAAAACGATATAACGTTCGCAAATATCAATAATTTTTGTTGGGAACTAAAAGTTCCGGATAAGTTTGGAATTCCAATCTGCGACACGACCGCAGAATCTATTCACTGCCTGTTTTATCAGTACACTCACAAGAACTCTCTTCTTCTTGTGGTAAAAGCAAATGAATATTTTCCAAACGGAGATTAGGATATAATCTCTTTGTTTCTTCATATACGGTTTTGGTTTTCAGCCATTTCCGCATATGAAGAACCTGTTCCATGACATCCATATCGTGAATATCCACTTTGTTTAAAATCTTCTGCAATTCCTTTTCCATTCCATTGAAATAGGAAACCGGAACAACAACCAAATCATTCACGGATTTAATTTCTTTCATGTCCTCACTCGCTTCCTTTCTTTTATAATCCAATTTAATTGGATGTATCTGGCACAAAAATAAAATCCATCGGAATACCAGACAATTTGCTCATGGTTTTCAACTGTGATAAGCTAGGCTCTGTTTTGCCCTTTTCCCAATTGACAACGGTTGCATTAGATACACCAAGCATTTCAGCCCATTCCTTTTGTGTCATTTTCGCATTTACGCGAACTGCTTCTAATGAAATTCTAGGCATCTTTTTCTCTCCTTTCATATTTGATGGTTTAATCATAATCCAATTATTTTGGATTGTCAACACTAAAATTCAAATTTATTGGATTTAATATTGAATTTTTTATTTTATTGGTTTATAATACAGTTAGAAAGGAGGGCAGAAGAAATGGATAACGAAAATCAATTTAACGAAATGGATGTAGACGATATCCAAAAAGAAGTGTTTGCTGAAAATTTAAGATACTATATTGAATTAAATCAAAAACAGCAAATAGATGTCGCAAAAGACTTAGGTATTAACCCAACGACTCTAAGTATGTGGTGCACCGGAAAATCATTTCCAAGGTCAGGAAAGCTTCAGGCATTGGCTGATTATTTCAAAATCGGAAAATCAGATTTAATAGACCCACGCATAAATAAATCTGTTGACGAAGAATTTTCGAGTGTTGTATTAAATATTGGAATGAATGATGAACGTTTCAAAAAAATTATTATTGAATATAGCAGATTGCCAGTAAGCAAAAAAGAATTGTTATGTGAATTTTTCGAAAAATTTATATTCTAAAAGAAAGCAGGGTTCAATGCCCTGCTTTTTCTTCTTTTAAACCAGCTTTTACAAATCCATGCAAAATTTTTAACATCTTATAGTCTTCAATTTCTTTTATCATAGTTATAATTTCTTCTTTATAAGTCTCTTCTGTTTTTACTTCTCCCGACATAAAAAACCTCCAATCATAAACTATTATGTACCAACAAAGTAATTATAGAACGTGTGTTTGGCATAGTCAATCCCCAATTATGGGCGGAGCCATGCCAAACCCCACCCATGCCAGAACTTGAAGTGTCCTTTCGGACAAGTCCATAGTATCACTGTAATATGCATGATTTCAACATTTTTCGGTCGCAAGTTTCGACAGGAAATGTCATTGAAGAGAAGCGGAAAGCTGTTTCTCAATCTCTTCTTGCACTTTCGCGCGCCAACGCATCGGCACTTCATCAATTGTCATCTTCTTGTCTACCAGAATACGTCTCACGTAGAATTTAATCATATCCTACACCTCACTTTCTGCAGTAATACTTGCCAGCTCTTGGATTGCTTCTGCGTTTGCTTCATGCCCTGCTTTCAGCTCATCAATGGCTTTCTCCATCTCTGTCTTAGTCCGCAGCCTGATAGTAACCGTGTATGTTCCATCTTCCGTGCCATCTTCTCCCATGTTCGGAACATATGTAAACCCATCGGATTTCAGATCGGTATATTTTCCGGATGCTTCATCGTTGTGTGTAAATATCACTTCCTGCAGATTGTCCGCAGTAAATGCATCCGTGATGGTCTTGACGGCTTCGAAATTCTCTGCCTTGATCTGGATGTTTCCAAGGCTTGCCCCATCGGCAACCTCGAACTCTGTTTTGTCTCTTAAAATGATTTTGTCCATGATTTTTATTCCTTTCTATGTGAAATTTACGGGTTACTAAACTTATTTAAACGGCAGTTTAGGTAATTTTAAAGTATTTACTTGTAAAAGTTTTGAACTACTCGATGACAAACTAAGTAATACACCTACCAATACTTGCTATCTTGCGATTATATCTGATGGTAGTGGGTTATTGTTGGGGTATAAAAACGATAACAGTTATCAACGGCAACTGCGAATAACATACTGGGACAATAAATTATATAGCAGAGTCAAAAGTAATTCTACTGAATGGAGTGAATGGGTAACAATTGGATAGCATTAGTTCGCAATAGCAATCCAAGTAAAATACCAAGCATATTTCCACGTATCGGCATGTTTAGTTCGTGTAATGGCTTCAAAGCCCTCACCGTCAACGGTTAATTTATCAATGGTTAAATAATCAAGATATGGATTAGCATTAAGTTCGTACCATGAAACTACAACAACTGGATCTCTATCAAACGTTTTGTTAAATTTTACTCTTGTTTTCATAGTAGTACCAACATTTAAAGCCGAATCTGATTTACTAAAAGCACCTATACCACAATCTATCATTTTTAAACTGCCGTTTAAATCACTTAACTGTTTCGCCAGTGTGCCATCCAGATTCGGATTTGCCTGCCGCGCGTCCAATGCAAATCCTTCCACTGTGGTGATCTGGTTGTTTACGATACTTTCCGGTTGCAGTGCGCTTCCGATTTTATCCTTTAATGTATCTGCCAACTTTATGACGTTTTTTGCTTCGTCTAATGTAATTGTGGTTCCATCCAAGTTAATACTAAGCGTTCCACTCTCATCTACGCTCATGCTTTTTCCGTCTGGTTTTACAATTCCGGCATCCTCTTTCGTTGCGATTGCACCGACACCACCCACAATCGACTTCGACCAATATTCTGCATTTGTGGGTAACGTCCCCTTCGGCACAGCTTTTTTTGCTATGAACATTGTGTTATTATATGTTACCTCATCAAGTCTCTTATACTCCGTCTCTGCGCTCCAATCGCCCTGCGGAACGATAGCCACTCTTCCTGCTATAGCCATTTAAACCACCTCCCAATTTAAATTTCCGTCATTATCAACGACAAAGTTATATGCCGCATTGTCCGTGTAAATCAACTCCCCATCCTCATTCACATCAAATTCTGTCATTGTGAGTTTCTTGTTAATCTCGTCTTCGATTCCCTGCGCTCTGTCTGCGCTGTCCTTTGCGTCTGTGGCAGATTTTGCCGCGTTGGTTTCGGACACCCCTGCGCTTTTGGCAGATGCTACCGCCTTGGCAGATTCCACTTTAATATCTGCAAGATAATCTGGGCGCAGATGCTTTTCTTGGATACTTCCCTCTTTCACTATCGCCTTGACTTTTCCGTCAGATGTAAGTTCAAAAGCGATCGTATCGGAATCAAGAAATTCATATTCTGTAATCAGCGCAGACAAATCAACTTTCTGAGCGGTGCCATCATCAAGTGTAATAATCAGCTGTTGCGTCTGCGAATTGTACTTGAAGTTGACCGCCAACTTTTCAAGTTTGGTATCAATGACCGCCTTGGAACCGTTCATCTTAACGACCGTCAGCGTTCCGTTGGATTCATCCCAAAGTATTTCCTTTACAAGTTCGTTAGCTTTGGTCAAGTCAACTTTTGTGGTATCAAGTGCACACACACGATCGTCGATTGCATCAATTCCACCCTCTATGTTGTTCAGCCTATTTTGATTAATTGCTGTCTTTTCACTTGGAAAATTCTCCCAATATTCGCGGCTATAGATTTTCTGATATGCCATCTGATCACTTCCTTTCTAACGCGGATAGTCTGCGTTCAAAATCGTTACATCTGTCCTGCAATTTCTGTATCATGGCAGTGTTAAGCGCAATAAACTCTTGATAGCACAATGTATACATATCATTTGCGCCACCATTCTGCTCTAAGAATTTTTCCCATTCCTCATTAGATTCAAAATCTTTTTCGGAGAATACCGCATGTTCCAGTCCGTAAAACTCATTTTCAGATATGCCACAATCCGTCATTGCCTGTTCTACGTCCTGCGCAACAAATCCCATGTGCATTTTATCGTCATTTTCTATGAGCCGATATTTCATCGGTTGCAGCAACTCAAAAAATCGTTCAAACCGATCGTCCTCTAGCAGTTTCCGGAAATCTTTTTTCTTTCTACGGTCAGACGTTGTTTTCCAACCACCGGAAGAATACCCACCTCTAAACGGATTCTCTGTAGTTCCACAATACACAGAACTAGAACTTGGAATTAAATTTCCATTGCCGGAAATATGTACATAATCACTTATTCCAATGCCTTGTAAATAATATGCGATTGATGCTTTTACGCACTCACTCGCCCTATTTGCGCTTCCTGCGGTTGTTGCATAATCTGCCGTACTCGCATGATCCCCTATGGCATCCCCATTTGCGTCAGTAACAGATGACAAGTCCAACATAACATTCTGCAATAGTGCATTATTTCTTCCATCATGTCCTAATATCTCTACCCCATATGCATCGCCGCTGTCAAAAAGCAGAGAGTCTACTATATGTGCTCGTCCAAGAGCGTCCAGCTCGAAATTGCTACATTCTACAATCAATCTGTTTCCTCGCAACACAATTTGGTCTGCACTTGCGTTAATCATAGAAACAACTTGGTCGTTCTCATCTCTGCCTAACTTCAATTCTAATGATGCGTCTAATTGCCCTTCTGCTTTTTGTGCACGGTCGACTTCTGCGGAAATGCTTTTTGCGGTCTGCTCGAACTTTGTATTTGTCTGGTCCTCTAAATCCTCATACGTGGATTGAAGATGGTCTGCGTTTCTCTCTAACTTTCCGGTACGTCTTTCCACGCTTTCAATCGTGTCTCTGATAGAATTGACCTTTACAGAGTGCGTCTGTGTACCCTGTGCCGAGATTGAATCTCTCTTGCTTTGTACTCCGGTTAGCGTGCGTTGCAATAAATACGTTTCAACAATCTCTCTTGTGGTATTGAATCGGATTGGTTCTCCAAGTGTCAGACATGGATTGCCGACACAAGTGCAACTTTTAATCGGCGTGTATACCGCCTGTTTCATAATCGGCAACAGGTTATTTGCAATCTGTTCAAGTTCCGCTCCGGTCTTGTCTGATACAAGAAAATTTCCTGTAATCGAATAGTTGTTTCCGGCAGTTCCAACAATAGCACCGGCATTATCTTCGCTTGTCTTGATTTCAAGCTGTGTGATTGCCTTGCTTTGGAAGTCCTCATAATCAAACGTGATATAGTGTCCGGTCATGGACTCTGTGTTTGCATCAGACGGAAATAAATTGTCAGACGGAAATAAATCTTCTGCCGGATAAAGTGCGCTTGTGATTGCTTTCAGAAAGATATACTCAAACTTGCCCTCTCGGTTGATATTACCAAAGCATCCGTTAATCTCACAGATTGCCGTCACAACCGTTTTTCCACTGATAGAGGATTCTTCTGTGACTGCACTTGAATCGTCCGTCTGTGTGGCTACAAGCGTCTTATTTACTGTCATGGAATCATTGACAAGGCTTGTTTCAACTTGCGCAATTCCAAGATGCGCAAAAAAGCTATCGCGGAACTGTTTAAGTGTCATTGGAAAGCTAAGCCCTGCATACCAAGACTTTACATCCGTATTGATAATGTCGTACATAGCGTCATATGCCGTAATCTGCCGTTTTGTTCGGTCAGCCGTAGGAACATCGGATGCAACCTTAAAAACTCCGTATGGCATCGGATTTTGGCTATCTCCGTCAATCGTTTCTTCGATAGAGATTGTCTTTCCAATAATGTTTCCTGCGGTGTTTCGTGCCGTGAATTTTACGCAATTCGCTTCGCACGCTCCAAACTTTAGTTCAGACTCCGAACAAAGACTTTCTTCAAGCGCAAACGTACCGATTTCAAGCATCGAATTGTCTATTTTCTGATTCGTTCCAACAACAGATATGACCATCTGTTTATCTGTCGAGGAATCCCAATACTTTTCTTTTAAACTGCTATTTATCATATACACCACCTACAAACGAAAATTTGATTGCGTCATATTTTATCTCCCCATTCGCCACAGAATAGAACGTTGGCTGAATATCAGCGATATATCCGTACTGCGTCACATATCCGCGTTTCTCCGGCACGTATGCCGTGATATAGCCACCGCGTTCCTTTGCCTTGGTATAGTTCTTTTCGATATTCTTCCAAAAATCATCAAACTGCTTTTCGGTCAGCATGGCTTTGGTTTCAAACTCAACCTTTAAGGCTTTCAGTTCCACGGCATCACGATGCTCATATCCGTTTTCGTCAGTCCAAGGGTCTTTGTCCTGCATGTTCACATAGGAACTAAACGTGTCCTGCTTTATTAAACTGTTCGGTATGGTATAATTACCAAACTTTACTAAATATCCGCCATATCCCATCGTTTACCTCCTAAAAATGGGTATAAAAATAGCACCTACCGTTTGGTAGATGCCAATAAAATAAGCCGTGTTTCCACGGCTTAAATATCATTTACTTTTTAACTTCAAAGCATACCTTTGATTCGTTCCAATAGTTTGTTTCATATTCAAGAGAAATATCTTTGGCATCCTTTGGGATTTCAAAGCATACAACACCTTTTGTTTTCTTTCCGGCTGATAATGTTGCATCCAAATCTTTATCCTTGCTTGAATATGCGCTTTCCGTATCATATCCATCCGCATAACAGTTAAAATCCATAGAAGAAACATATTGATCTGAATCTGAAATATTTACAAATTCAAACTCAAATTTGTAAAACTCATGTCCTTTTGCTGGCTCGTCGTATTCTTCTGTGTACGGCTCGGCTTTCAAAAACGTAATCCTCAAATCTTCTGTCTCAACAGTATCTCCAACTTTAAATGGTTCATTAACCTTTTCTTCCGTTGCTTGAGTTTGTGCTTCTTCATTCGATGATATTTTTTTAGCCGTATCATTCGTATCATCGCTTGTGAATACAAACATTGCTAAAAAGAAAATAATAATGCCGACTATTGAACATACCAAACCGCCTATAGCCGTTCCATGTCCCCTGTTTTTCTGCGCAAGTGCTATAATCGCAAATACAATTCCAACTATTGCCGGAAATATTCCGATAACAACGCACGCTAACAAAACTCCTGCTATTCCGCACACTAAAGATGCAATTCCCCATCCACTTTGTTTCATAATCGAATTCCTCCCAAAAATCTTTTAACTCATTTTAGTAACCCAAAAGAATCTGTCACATAATAGTCAGAGTCTTCCGAATCTTCATTCCATACAACGAGCGATAACTGTATGTTGTCAACGTTCTTTATTGGCAAACTCACAATGTTATCATCCATTGTCCACCATGTTGTATAGGCTTTCTTATGCGGAGAGAGTTCTTGATATAACGTTCCTTCCGCCATAACATCATTTACTGATGATGTGTCGGAATTAACCGTAATATTATTGTCTGTAATATTTTCTATTGTCAAGCAAGCTATAAGTTCGTCCGGGTATGTTCCCTTCTTTAGCCCTGTAAAGTAAACCCTAATGCTCGAATCTTCGTATGCAAGTCTGTTGATTTTCTCTTTCACGGTTACTTTGCAAGACATCACTTTCTTTCCGACTTTAGCCTTGATTGTTGCGCTACCCGATGATACTGCGGTAACAACGCCACTTTTGCTTACCTTTGCAATGCTTGATTTTGTAGAACGCCACTTTACCTTTGCTTTCGTTCCGGTAACTTTTAACTTCTGTGTACTACCAACGTCAAGCGTGATTGCTTTTTTGTTCAGCTTAACAGTTGCTGCCTGCGCAACAATCTGTTTCCCATCTGCATTTTGGATTGGCATAGCCGAAATCAAAACGGCAAATGCCAACCCAATCGCTACTAATAATTTTTTTGTGCTTCTCATAATGACTCCTTTCTTGTGATATGATTTATTTAGAATTATATCACGTTCAATTATAGAAGTCACTAAAAAACATATACATTGTCTCCAGTTCGATTGTAATATTCTCTCCCATAATCCCTTGCGGCTTTTCCTATGTCGTTTGTAGTAATTCCGAAATTTTTCTGTAAAATAGCTTGTAATAACTGATTTTGCTGTCGTAATAACGAAACCTCTTGCGCAGATGTTGAATTGATGGCATCTTTGATTCCGGTAATCTCTTGGCTTCCTGCAACCGCCGGCTTACCTCCGACCGTTCCCATAAGTTCCGGAAGCCCGTTTTCTCCAACCGTTGCTATGCTATATTTGTCCATGAAGCCGCCTGTTGCATATGCCTTTACTCTAGGAAGTTTTACTTCCTTAACAAGATCAACGCCGCTCCAATCAACTCCTGCTACTTTAGCGGCAGCCGACACAACGTTATTAAATCCGCTTAGCACTTTATTTACTCCGCGTATCAGTGAGTTTATTGCGCTTTCAATTCTTGCAATTACACTGTTCATCGCCCCGGAAACACCACTTTTTACGCTCTTCCATAAATTGCCGAATATTCCAGCTACGCTTTCTTTCATCTTCGAGAAAGCATTTTTTATCGGGGTGGTTACATGTTCTTTAAACCAACTAGAAACACTATTCCACACACCGGTTATCGCTGTCTTTGCCGAGCTAAATGCTTTCTGAATAGATTCTTTTGCTGAACTAAAGGCATTCTTAATAGGTGTTGTAACATGCTCCTTAAACCAACCGGAAACCACCGTCCATACCGATTTCACAGTTGTCCATAGAACCTTGAATGCGGTTGATACTGCCGATTTCAATAATTCAAAATTCTTCTTTATCGGCCCTATTACCTTTGATTTAAACCAATCAGAAACAACAATCCATACAGCCTTAACAATAATCCATAGACCCTTAAATATTTGTGATACTCTTGTATAGAATCCTTTGAAAAATCCAACTACCGGTTCTATTACGGTTTTATTAAACCACCCCGACACTCCTTTCCACACGTTGGATATGCTTTTCCACAAATTACTGAAAAATCCGGATACTTTCGTATACATTCCTTTAAAGAATCCGACCACAGGGGTAATTACGTTTGTATTAAACCACTCTCCAACCTTTGAAAATATTCCTTTGATTTCTTCCCAATGTTCCTTGACCAAAACAGTTATTGTTGCAACAGACGCAACGATTGCCCCTACAAGAGCAGCTATCGCAATTCCAATGCCCTCTATTGGTGCTAAAATTATTACACCGATTGTTGTTATTGCAACTCCAACAACCATCAATGCTTCGTTTAACCAGCTAAATCCATTTTTAAGCATTTGCACAAAATTATATATTGCCGTAAACGCTCCTGTTACAACGGAAACTATTCCTCCGATAGCTGATGCAACTGACGATATAGTAGAAGCAGAACCACCAAATACACTCGCCAGAGCTTCACTAAAATTCATTCCACTAAATAGTCCTTCGATAACAAGTCCTATTTTGGTAACAAATCCGGAGATTCCGCGCTTAATTGCACCAAAAAGTGCCGCTCCTATTGAAGTTCCTTTTTCTGCGCCAAGTGCAGAAACGATTGCACTGACTATTCCGCCCTTAATTAACAATCCAAGCTTGCTTAAAATACCTGCGCCAAATATAACTTTTCCGATTTTCTTAATTGTTACTGCACCGATGATAATTGCAACCGTCTCTACATCTAAGTTGCTTAAAAACTCTTTTGCTCCGTTCCAAATATCCTTCCAAGAAATTTTACTTAATGCTGTCGTAACTGTATCAAACACGCCTTGAGCCCATGTGTTAAGCGTTTGAGCCAATAATGCAAAGTCAAAGTTTTGGAAAAACTTGTTGATTCCGTCTGCGATTGAATTTCCAAATTGTTTCCAATTAAACGTTGTGCCGAATGAATCTAATCCGTGAAGCACTGTGTTTAATGAATTTGCAATCAGTTTTCCGGTCTCTCCGAAAAGCGTTGTGCCTTTCTGACCCTCAAATAGTCCATTAAGGAATTTTGCAAGTCCACTACCAAAGCCGGAAGCTTTGGCGTATACTTCATCCCACTTGATACCTTGCATCGCATTGATAAGAGCACCGGAGATTGCTTTTCCAAGCCCTTCAAGGTCTTTGATGTCGCTTTTGAATTTCTTAAAAATGGTGTCAGTCTGAACTAGTTTTCCGGTATCTCCACCACCAGAACCACCAGAACCAGAACCGCCACCACTTCCGCCACTTCCACCGCTTCCAGAACCGGAAGTGTTATCTTTACTCTGCTTTGAAATAACCTTTAATTCATCAAATGCACGCGTTGCCTGTTGGATTTCCTTTTTTGCTTTCTTGGCATTTTTTGCGATACCGCCTGTGTTTTTCCCTGCGCTTCCTGCGGCATCGCTTAAATCGTCCATGCCATCAGACGCGCTTCCAATATCATCAGCAAGACCGCTGATTCCTGCCCCTTTGCTTGCTTCATACTTCCATCCGAAGATAGAACCTAAAGCATTTGTTACCATCTCTGCGAAGGAAATAACCTTTTGCAGAACTGCATTAAGTACCTTGATAAATGGCTTAAATGCATTGATTAAACCACCACCAACGACCGCTCCAAGTGCTTTGAAGTTCTCTTTAAGCATGGTTATCTGGTTATGCCATGTATCGGCTGTACGTGCAAAGTCTCCGGTGATATTGGTTGTATGCGCAAGCACATACTGATAACGCAACATGGCTTTTTCAGCCTGCGTCATTGATGAAATGTTCGCATCAAGTCCTTGTTTTAAAGCCCATTCCTTTAATGTTGCCTGTGTCAAGTCGATACCATAACGCCGCATAGGTGCCGTAGTACCGGAAAATACAGATTGCAGACTCTTGGCAATATCTTCTTGACTCACATCGTAGAATGAAGCCATATCTCCGGCTAATTCTGTCAACCGGATAGACATATCTGCCATTTTCCCCTGTGGAATATCAAGGGCAGTTCCCATGGCTTGGAAACGGCTTGCAAACTGTTTTGCGGACAATTCAGACATACCAAATTTTTCAATGGATGTTTTTGCGAAATTGTTAATTAGGCTTTCATACTGCCCGAATGTCTGCCTTACAACGTTCTCAACCTCTGTCAAACTTGATGATATGTCGATTGCATCTCTAAGTAGCCTAAATGCTCGGAATAAAGTCCAATACGTTGCATACACTTTTCCGATTGCAGACGCAAGGGAAAATGACTTCTTTGTTACCATGGATGCACTTGAACTAAATCCACTAAATGAGCTTGTAATGTTTCTTGCCGCGCTTCCTGCCGCTCCACCTGTTCTTGCTAACCTTGCAAGTGCGTTTGTCATGTCAATAATATTCCGGCTTACACTAGGGGCTTTCGACAGTTCGGACATAAGCTGTCGCATAGCAACTGCAAGTTTCGGGATATTTTCAATCGCCTTGGTGGAACTCTGGTAGCCAAGCTGTTTGATTGCAGATGCAAGTTCGGTCAGACCCTTAACAGATGCTGACATTCCAGAAATCCCTTTTAATGCATTGGAAATCTGACGCATAGAACCGGCCGCAGCATTAATCTGTTTGCTGTTGATAGAGCCTAATTTGCTCACATTTCTTGCAACTGCAGAAAAAGTCCGTGTATCAATTCCGCGCATTGCCGTCATTGCCCCTGCAAGTCGGTTTACCCCTGCGGAAAGACTATTCAGATTTCCGGTACTAAGTCCAGAAAGCGCGGAAGATAAGCGTCCTAGTCTTGTCACAAGAGCATCTATCTGACCGCTTGCCTGTTGTGCCTGCGCTTGGATTTTTATTTCAAGAGACTCTAATTCCATTTATCCACCAACTTTCTACATAAGAAAAAGACGGCAAGATTTGACCCTTACCGCCCTTGAATTACTTTTTCAGTTTTCCCTTTTTCAGAAGAGAAATCATCTTTGAATTTTCCTCTGATGTAAACTTAAAATTGGAAAATCCGTTCTTTTTTGCGATTTCCGCGCGATGTTCTTTTGACACATCATCTTCCCCAACCGCTTTTAATGCTTCAACAATTGAGCTTGAGTTTCCCTTATACTTCGGATAATACTTTCCTTTGCTTTTCTTCGCGCCGCCTGCAACAATCACTGTATGCCCTTTTGTGCGTGTCACAAGAATATCTCCGTTGTAAAGTGTGTCTCCCTGTTTATAAGAGCCTACATCTTTAAATAAGCCGGATTTCAGAATCACCGACCGCTCATTGGATGTATTGAAATCTCCCACATCCTTGCCGGATGCATGGATAATACAAGCACGTACAAGAGAAGAACAATCGCATTCCGTCTTGACCTTTGTGTTAATGCCATGCTTAATGACTCCGTAGCGTTCCGATTGGTCATAGCCGATATTTTTATTGTCAGATGCAATCTGCATAGCTTCGGCTAACTTCTCCGCAACCCTATCGTCCTTCGCCCTTAGCACGTACCATCCTTTAGAATGGTTGTAAAACCTCTGCGTAGACACTTCCCGTCCGGTCTGATCTCCGGCTTTTCCGCCAGAATAGCAATTTCCGTGTTCATCATGTCTAGCACTTCCGATAATTACTGCCATGGTAATACCTCTTTTCTTAAACTATTTTTGGCTTTGGTAAATGTGATTTCCTTGATTCAGCCGCCCATGCTTCTTCCGCCTTAAGCATTTCCCGTATCTCCGCATCGGGATCGTCCGTATTATGCTTTTCAATGGAATCATAGCAAGTTTCTTTCACGTACTTACTATTACCCTTACCAAATGTCGCGTCTATTGCTGTCACAAGTGCTGACGTTGCATATCTTCCGAACCACATATACATTTCCATATCGCGTTGTTTCCATTCTGTCTTATATGCATCCACATAAGGCTTAAGCAACTCTGGATTCATCATATCTATATCATCAACGGAAAATCCGTAGCCTTTCGTTACCATAAGGTAAAACGGACGGATTTCCGCAACGTAATATTCCCATGTTAATTCTTGGCTTTCGCTTTGGATGGGGTCTTTTTCTTCTCCTGCTCCTGCTCCTGTGCTTTCTCCAATGACTCCATCATCTGCGCTAAAAAACCGTTTGTCATCATTTCCTCCTGCATATCAGCAAATAAATCCATGCAGTTAATCTCGTTTGTATCAATCGCATCATAGAGAATGTCAGACACCTTCTCAAGCTTCTCATCGTAACCATCGTTTGTTTTGTAATCATATCCAAATTCTTCATTGTGATGCATCTGCAATCCCACAAGAAGCGTCTTAGGAAGTGTTTCAAGAAGAATATCTTCCATAGAAGAAATATCTTCCATGTCCTGCGTTTTCATAATATCCTGTAAGATATGTGATTTTAACGATGGTCTTGTTGCAAACTGAATTGTATATTCTTTTCCACCTAATTTAACTTTCATGTTTTACCTTGCCTTTCTGCCCTATATTGGCAAGGGGCAGTGTTGCCGCCGCCCCATTGTTGCTTATCTTATTGCTTCAAGTTCTGCTATCGACCGTTCATCCTCGCCTACCGGTGCGGTCGATTGCTCATCCGATAGGCTTTTTACCCCACCACTGTTACGGTGAATGTTCCATCGTCGTTATCAACGACTTTCAGTTTATCTGTAACAAGCTCCGATGCTGTACTTGGAATAACTGTTACCGTCATTTCAAGGATTTCATCGTTTCCACCTACATCGTTAGGCGTGGCTGTTGCAGTTCCTACATATGCGTACTTCGCTACACCGCCAATACCGTCTGTTCCATACAGATGGATAATATCAAGTTTTTTATCTCCATATCCATCCACCTTTGAAAGATATTCTTTTTCAAGGTTTCCTGTGATTTCTCTTGAATCAGAAGTCTTAATTCCTTTTTCAAAAGTCTGCTGATCATCTTCCATCGTGGTTGACTCAACAGTGTTTGGCGGCGATGCAGGACTTGGAACTGACTTAGCTGCAACCAAAAGATTGTATGTTCCCGCAAAGTCGGTCTGTTTTTCCGTGTGCTCTTTTACAATGACACGAGTTCTATAACTTGTTGATGCCATATTTTCTACTTCCTTTCTGCTTATAGCTGATCTAAATGCTCAACGTTTCCAATTACGCGAGTTGCGCGGAATGTAACCGTTCGCACTTGCTTGGAAATTGCTGAGATTACATTTGATACCTCAAACATTTGTTGTTTAAAAAAAGACACCGCATATGCTGCGATGTCCTTAGTTGCTTTTCTTGAACCTTTGTTTGTAATTGTGACCTGAAATGTTGGGCGAATTGCATTGATTGTCTTTGCTTCATTGGTTCGTCCGGCTTCTGTGCCACCGATTTGTCTGACTAAAAGCGTCGGGAATGTTGCAGTGCCGCCCGACTCTTCATCTTGCGTCACTTTAATTCCCCTTACCTTGCTTTCCATGTACGATTTCAAAAGGGAACATAAGGTATCTTCAAAATCAAGTGCCCAACTATTTAACTCATTTTCCACCGAATACCTCCCTTGCAATCTTTACATACTGTTGAATAATCCGTTGTTCCGCATTATACATAGGCATTGTGGCTTTGATACCGTGGGTATAACGCCATGTTTCGGTCTTATCATCCCAATAGTACCAACCATCTTCAAAAGCGTGTATTTGCCCAGGATAAGTGCCGACACCGAATCCAAGCTCCGGTGCTTTTGGGTTCTCTTTGGAGTTATAAAAAATACCGGTTCCAAACTCTACCGCCAACAAAGTATAGAACGGTTCTCTATCTTCTGACGTTACCGTTTTTCCGGTTGCAATCAGAATCGCGTTCGAGGTCATTAACTGTGGTGCTTTATCTACCCTTATCGTTATCGTGTTCCCTATTGGAGATTCCGATATGTGTTGTATTGCCACCGTCTGACCTATCTGTGCAAGCCTAGAAACGAGTAAATCGCACTTAGCCTGTAAACTATCGCGGTACTGCTCCAATTCCTTTATGGCGGATTGTATGGACTTAGAGGATAGTGACATTGAAATAGTTTTCTTTGCCATGCAACCACCTACTTAATATTCTTCCTAAGAAGAAACAAATCCGTGGTCAGTCCTTCATCCGCAACACCCTTTACGATGTAATCTGCGGTTTCTGAATCCACAAGTCCGTCATCAGTGCGTTTGACCTCCGAACGTTTCCACACCACATCACCGGCTTTCAGTGGCAAATATCCTTTATCCGTGACAAGCTGACAGTATGATGTACTATCATCAATTCCGAATTCTTTCACAAGGGCTTCTGACAACTTATTGCTGATATTGGCTTTGAATGTCGTAGGTTCTGAAAACCCTTCAATTTCCTCGCCTTTTGGAATCTTGTTGCCTTCGGAATCTAAATAAGGTACAAAGTTCCCATCGGAATCCTTGTACCCTTCATAAACAATTTCTCCATTTTCGTCAGTTTGTGGAATAAATACCCTCTGACCGGATTGCGAATATTTCATTTCCTGCTTGTTAATGTCAAGCATTGGTGTTTTCCTCTGGGATTCCGGCAACACTTGTCAGAAGTGATAACACTCCGGCAAGGACTGATGCAGAAAGAACATATTTCCAATCCACCGCGCCCATAAATGCCGCCGTTCCAATTCCGGCAATCGCCGCCTGCGCAACAGTCTTGATTGCTCGGATTCCGGCTTTCTTAGTCCAATCCTTCCAATTCCTCATGGCTTTTATCTCCTTTCCCTATATGAATCTCTTCAATCTCATGTTTCATTTTCGTAACCATTCCATTTCCACCTAGCGCATGGTACGCATCATACATCTCACAGAAGTTTTGATAGGCATATGACGGTATTTCTCCGATTCTGGTGTACTTTGCATGGTATTCAATAAGTTGGACGCGCAAAAGGAGCATTGTTCCTTTACTGTTCGCATCCCTGCTTTTCTTTTGTTGCTTAAGAAGCCAAACTATATATCCAAGCACTATCGGAAGTGCCACAAGATAAGTTTGAATCAAAATACTTTTCATTTGAATCTCCTTTTGGTGCACTGCCCACCACCGCTTAATGTGCGCCGCCTGCAACCATAATGGTCACGCTCAATCTTCTTTAATTACATTGCTTTTACAAACGGAAACACTCCAACAAAAAGGCTTTCACGGTCTTTCCATGTCCGGCTCACACCGTTTTCGGAGAAACTTGCCATGTATGCTTCTCCTGCCTGCGACCGGTCGTACACTGCCAAATTGACCATAATGTTTTCATAATTCTTAACATCACTGTCAATCTGGTCTTGCGTGTATGTGTCCGGATAGTTCCGTCTGCTGATAATCTCTTTTCTTGCCTGCTCTAAAAGCTGTTCAATCAAAGGGTTACATTCTTTTTCATCAAACACAACTTTATCGGACTTTTCTCCGGTCACTTCATCCTCTACCTCTTCTATATGAAATTGTTTTAAACGAATTTTTACCTGTTCGACAAGTGTGTATGACATAAGCGATCTCCTACAGATTAAATTTTGCAATCAGAATTTCTTTCAGTTCCGCGCCACTTGTTGCTTGTGCATTTTCAATCCCCTGCTCCGTGGCAAGTTTTTGCAAGTCTGCGGTACTCATTCTGTTGATTTCGGTCTTTGTATACCCAACGGAAGATACCGGAGAATTACTCTCCGGCATTTTTTCTCCTGCCTTGTACCATTTTCCACCACATTTAATTGTGTGTGTTGCTACCACGCTGGATCACCTCCTACATAACTTTCATTACAGCAACGCTATCCATTCCCTCAAAGGTTGGAAGTCCGATCATAGATACTACGCAGTGAGTATTGATTGGATGGTTTGTAGCATATGTGTAAACCGCAATTCCGGTTTCTACGATAGAAAGGTTTCCGTCTGTAAGACTTCCGCTTCTCTCTTCCGGTGTTTTTCCGAATACATAGTCACCAAGATAAACTCCGGCGCACTGACAAGATACAATTCCTGTTGGAATAAAGTATTTTGTCTGACCATCAGCCGGATCAACGTATAACTTATCGTATACCTCGATCTCAATTCCATAGCCGCGCAGATATTCAGTTACCTGCGACTGCTGTAAACGAATACCACCTGTGTATGCAGTAATACCGAGAACCTGTTTCTTTGTGTCCTCTGCTTTGAGAACCATTTCCCATGTCTCTGTGTTCATACTGAATCTTGTAAGAGAATATCCGGTTTTCTTAGCAAAGTTACGTCTTGTCTCGATAAGATCATCAAGCGGTGTTGCCGTTTCCGGAACGTTCCACTTATCGGCTTCACCTGAAATCTCAACAAAGTGATCTTTCTTGTGTGCTTCGCCACTGTCAGAAGTGTACTCGACTGTGTACTTCTTCTTTCCGATATTTACATCAATCTTCGGTACACCGTCAGCTGGTGCAAGCAAACTCCAAATCTGTCTCTCTGGCACGACTCTCGCACCCTCGATCAGCATCATAGGCTTTTTGCTGATCTCACGAAGTACATCATTCGCAAGAGAAGCGTTCTCTGCGTCTCTGTAATTGTCGTACTCCTGCTCCTCTCTCTCTGTTACCATGTAGGACTCACGATAGAAAGGCATCTCGTTTTGGATATCAGAGAAACCGCCAACATCTCTCAACTCTGCCTGTGCATCAAAGTTAGATGCTTTCAGTGAAACCGGAAGTCCGCTCTTTCCCTTATTAATTCTAAGGTCAAGGCTCTCCTGCTTTCTTGTACCAAATTTCTGTCTGCCGAGATAAGGTTGAGAACCTAAAGTCTTTTCATAGTTATTCCACATTACACCGAGGCTTCTTGCGGTAAATGCTTCTGCTAATGGTAATGCCATAATTTACACCTCTTTCTTTAATCAAAAAAAGTAACTCTTGGGGTTTTGGCTTTTGCCGTTTCCTCAACAGTTACTCCGTTCTTTGTAAGTTTCGCATTGTCGATATCGCCCGCGTAAACGTAAGTTCCAGGTGCATCACCCATCGTTACGTCAACATCATTAAGCAGATATCCGACACAGTTTTCATCGTTGGATGGGAATGGTGTTCCACCTTTTACGATCTTTCTTCCGTTTGCATCTGCGCTTGTTACCATTGTCTGCGGAACAATACAAGCGGCTCCCAGATAAGGGAAATGCTTTAAAATACCAAGTTCTTGAGTAAAATCTCTTTCAATAGGCTTACCCATGATTTTTACCTCCTAAATTACATAATGATTTTTTTCTTCTGCGGTAGCTGAATTGCTTCCAAAAGTAATCTTTTCAGCATTTTCAACATCCGCTGTCTTTTCGTTATCTTTATTGCCGCCAGCCGTGCCACCGCCCGGATTCGTACTGCCTTTTGCAATCTCCTGTTCCTTGGCTTGTGCTGCGGCGGTCTCTTTTTCAGAGATAATCTTTCCAAGAACGTCATAATCAAAGCTGCCATCATCTTTTACAATCTGCGCAGCCTGCTCTGCAGTAACATTAAATTTAGATGCAGCATTGGCTCTCTGCGTGGCTATTGCCTGCGCTTTTTCGAGTTCCGCGATTCTCGCATTGGCTTTTTCGAGGTTCTTATTTGCCTGCTCGACTTCCGTGAGCTTTCCCTGTTCGATATCATCGAGTTGCTTCTGCAACTCTTCAGCTTTGTCAGCCTTTGTCTTGTACTCGTCAGCCTTTGCTTTGGCTCTCTGTACGGAACTTCCGTAATCTGCCATGATCTTGTCCGCGTTTTCCTCGCTTAATCCCATAGCAATCAGATCTTCTCTCTTCATTCATTACCTCCGATATGTCATACGAATTTTTATACGGTGCAACGACACCGAACGACATTGTTGATTTTTACGCTCACAACTTTGCGGATTTTTATAAAATAAAAACAGCCGCCGATTACTCGGTGACTGTCTTATCTTTGTTTGTCTGGCTCTGTGTGCCATCTGTATTCATTTTATTTATCAATTCTTGTGCTTTCTGTTCTTGCGCTTCCACATCATCAATCGTTTTCCACAGATTATCCAAGTATGGCTTTGACAACAGGAATGTCTTTTCCGCATCTCCCCAAAGTCCAACAGATTTAATTGCCACAAGTGGATGAATACCGGCTTGTAAAAGCTGATATAATGTCTGCGACTTGGTGTACATATTGTCTTGTGGGCTATGGTTTATCTGAACATCAAAGTCGCGCAAACTCAATCCCAAATCGTGATCCTGTATACGAATCACATTCAAAACAACTTTAGCAAGTCTTTTTTCAGCCGACTTTACAATTGGGTCTTTCAGTTTTGCCCTCGACTTCGAGAAGTCCCATCCGTTTCTAAGCTCAACCGCTCCCTGTGTATCTCCACCGGAATTATTGTTGTTCTTATTCGGTATGGCAAGAATGGACTGTGCATTATCCCACAAATCATCCTTTGCAACTTGGCACTCTGTCTGGTTCAGCTCTTGTGTCATAATGTCAACATCTGATTTATTCTGCTCATTATTGGATTTTACCGTCAGCGCATGGGAAATCTTCATTTTTTCAAAGGTTTCCGGGTCAATGTCGCAATTTACAAACTTTATCCAAAACTGAACAAACTGCTCAACTCCATCCATTCGGTTTGACTGCATTGTATTGATTGCATCCAATAGTCCGATTACAAGCTCAATATCAGAAATGCGCTCATGGTTGTTTGGAAACTCAACAATCGGGATCCCACCAAAACCATGCAGTTTCCAATCTCGAACCTCTCCGTTCACAATCTTGCACTCGTAAGAATCCGTGTAGCAGAGTTTATACATCTGTCCATCGGCATCCTTAAGCTCTTGGATTGCTAAAAGTGGTTCTTCTGTGGATTGATTATAAATAACAAATGTGTTCATTGGTGTCGGTGCAACAATTCTAAATGGTATATCTCCATTTGCAAACTGCACCGCCTTAAATGACGTTCCGGTTGCTGATTGCCACTCTCCTGCCTTAATGTCCTTTTCCTGCTTATTAGCATCAGTCAGATAATCGTTAAATTCATCAACCGCATTGTTTATTCGGTCATCATCTTTCCTGCTTATAAGCTGAATTGGCTCACCGTAAGTCTGACCGACCTTGAATTGAACAATCTCATAGGCATGGTTTTCAGATACCTTATTGGTTATATCCGCGTTCTGTACCTTTGTTCGGTACAATACAGGCTGATCGCCCTTGTAATAGTTCCACAGATACCGAATGACCGTCTTGTTGAAATAAAATGCACCAATGCAGTTTCCGACAACATTCACGATATTGTCTGCCGTAATCTGTTCTACGTTAGCATATGCAATTTTTCTTCCGTATCTTCCTTTTACAAGGTTATGAAAATACTGTTTGTTCATATAAATAAAACTCCACTACTGCAAGCGCGTTTCGGTATTGGCTTCATTTCAATCTTGCCTGTTGCCACGCGATAAATCACAATATGATTGCATTTTTTACATTTACACGGATGATCTATCGTAGATCTCCCATCATAATGTCCGGCAATTCTTCCGCAATCCGGGCAATATATAGTTACTTTTTCCATAGAAGTCTCTTTCTTGTAAATAAAAAACACTGCCATTTCTGACAGTGCCTTTTACGGGTTATATGCTTTTGGGGGTTGTAGGAATTTGCTTTTCTACTCTTTTAGTATACCATGCAAGTTTTAGGAAATGTTGTGAAAGAATGTGAACTATTGTGTACTTTTATGCACTCTTTTCAGAATAAAGCTGTCCATAACGTCTTTCAAACTCCCGCAATGCTTTTTTTCTAAGTTTCATAATGTTCCTGTAGGAATATTTCATCTCAACGGAAATTAGGTTCCAATCTTTTCCATTTACATAGTGTGATGAAAGCACGATATATACATCTGTATTATCCATACTGTCAATTTGCGATATGATAATTCGTCTTTTATCAACCAATTCATCTACAAGCGTCTGAATCTCATTCTGCAAATCAACAATCTTCGATACCGCGCTCCCCATTTTGTCGGGATTGCCGGATGATTGCACATCCACCTCTTTCGGGGATATGGATATAGATGTTGCCATATCGGATAGCTTCTTGATTTCTTCCAGCTTATTTGCAATCGCATGGTCAATTCTGCTTATCTGTGAAAGATATTTGTCTGTTGTCATATCCTAATACCTCCTAAATGGGTTTACTGCCGCTTCTACTTTTGCTTGTGTTCCGCTTCGCATCTCGTTCTCAAACAAGGCAACTGAATCCGGTGCATCATCATGCTTTACCTTTCCGCTTCTTGTCATGGTCGTAAGTTCTTTCATAAACTTGTAATATTGGCTCTGTCTGTCCATTTTCTTGAAATCTCGGAAATAATAATCACGAATGATATTATCTCTCGCATTTTCCATTCGAGTTATTTTGTTTGAACAATTAAACTTGAACCTTGCGCTACATCTTCCGCCTTGTTTTTTTACAATGTCCATTACATCACGACCAAAATATTCTCCGGCACTGTTACTCTCGAATGTAACCGTCTTTACGTTGTGCTTAATAAGCATATTTGCGCATTCCGGCTTTGTAAACTGTGTTCCGGCATTGTCAAACACTACATCTACGATATAAACCTCGTTGCCGTACACATAACCAATCGGCATTGAGCAGCTATCTTCTCCCTTATCTGCACTATCACAAGCCGCCATAATTGCATCTGGTTCTCGATCAACAGGAAGTTCCTCAAAATAATTAAGCTCATTCTCCGCAAACATTCGCCCTTTTGCTTCAAATGGTTCTTGTTGAAACTCTGCCGCCCACGTTTCTTCCGAAACAAGTTTTCTTTCCTTTTGGTAGTAAACGGTTGTGAATATCTTCCGCAATCCCTTTTTATCTTTTCGATAAATCTCCCAATTGCTTTCATCTGTGATTGGGTCAAGTGCCGGAATAGCAACCTCTTTCCATCTCCACTCCAATTCATCAGCTTTATTTTGTAAAGCCGTAATTGGGTCGTACAAGCTGTATTTCGTTCCCTGTATGATAATGGGTGTTCCCTCTAATCGTCTACCGAGAACATCGTCTGTTACTTTCTCGCAAAGAAACTCCAATCTATCTCTATTTCGTGCTTCCTCATGGTTTTTAACGCAGTCATCAATATAGACAAGCACATTTGCTTCGGTACATCCTACGATTGCACCATCAATCGGTCTACAGGTAAATGTTGGGAAGATATTTTTGCTTTTAAGGTCGATTGATAGATTTTCAGCACTTTTATAGTCCTTTTCACCTATCTTTGTTGCTTCCGGGAAAACATTTAAGAATCGCTTATATGTTTGTTCTGTTTCAAAATCCTGTAACAAACCGCCGTAAAATCTTTTTACAAGTCCTTCGCCTTTTCCGACACCAAATATACTTCCGTCTGGGTCGCGTCCGCCCATCATCTCCGCCAATTTCAGACCGCCTGTTGTTTTTCCTGTTCTTTTCGGTTGCGATACAGACAGAAAATCCAATTTTCCGTCATAAATCTCCTGGTATGCTCCGACTACAGGTTGTAGCACTTTTCTTCTTGGAAAATAAAATCTTTTCCACGGATCCTTTTCATCAATTTCAATGTAATAAAAAAAGCTGTCCACAAGATATGCTGATTCATACATCAAAACATCGTAGAATTGTTGAAGCACCTTGTATGTCGTATCATGTTCCCCGGCATACACTTCTAAGTCTGCGACTCTGCCGCCTGTATATCGCTTGACATAGCTTGCTATAAGTTGTTTCGTCCTTGCGGATATTTTCAATCCATAATCAACATCATGTTCTGTCCTTAAGGCAACCGCTACGGCTTGTATGTAGGCATCTATTACCTGTTCATCAACGCCTTTTCTCTGTATGTAATTTTCATATCCATTTACTGCATTGATTAACTGCTTTGAAGCCAAATAAAAAGCACCTCCGCAAAAGCAGAAGTGCCTTGACTTCTGCCTATAACTGTTTTAGGTTAGCGACTAACTCCATTTGTTAGCCGGTAAAATTTTGTTAGAATGTTGGCATTCCTTCATTGCAAACCGGATGCAATTTGTTTATAAGTGCATTATAATCATCAATTACATACCTTGCCGGAATCACATATGCTTTAATGCCATATTTTTCTGCTGTTTCTCTTTCAATACAACAGCCATTCCAATCGTAGCTCTCGCATATTCCCATGAACACATCAGCCTGTGCCAGCTTCTTAAGGCTTTCACCTAAATACCATACAGCTTCTTTTCTGTCTTTAGGCGGGTTATCTTCAATGTAGCTGTCGATAAGCTCTAACTCTTCGCCCTCGTATATTTCAGCAATATTTTTCATCTTCTGAATACTTGCTTTGATTTCTTCCTCTGTTCTGCCTTTCATCGGCACGCTTACAAATAATTTTTTCATAAAAATTCCTTTCCGCTGATAATCAGCAACTAAACATTTACTAATTTATCAACACACCTTGTCATTTCAATCTGTGTTCCGTTTTCGTCCCTTGTGCCGACAGTTACATATCTGCTACAGTCACCACTTGGTATATTGCCAAGTCTTATTTCCGTTTTATTATCATCAAACTTGTAACAATCACGCATTTTTTCAATGCAATTATTCATTTCTGATATTTTCATAATCTTACTCCCTAAATCCTTGCAACTACGTGTTCTTTTGCAATTTCTTCTTTTTCCGGGTCGTAAATAACCGAACCGTTTTTATCAGTCTTATTCTTATCAAATTCGCAAGAAACTTTTACGCTTGGGTGTCTCAATGGCTTGCAGTCAGCATGGAAATCAAGATTATACACTCCCTTTTGCCATTTTCCATTGGCATAAATCTTTGTGTAACCGCCTTTTCTGGTTTTGATTATGATTTTTGAACGTGTTTTCTTCATTTATTCCCCCAATAATAAGTTTTAAGTCAATATCTGATTCCCTTACAAGCGTCATGAATTGCTTGAACTTCAAGCCATAACTCGCAATGCCCTTTGGCAATTCCTCTCGCCTGTTTTATGATGTCAAAATATGACATATTAAACTCTTTTTTGTGTTTAAGAAAATGCTTGATGTAAAAAATCATCTCTTTTTCGTATAATTTTCTGATATTATGTTTTACCCTGTTGTCAAAAATAAGGTAATGTATTCTCTCCCTCATTTCCAATGCACCTTGAACCCTTTCTTTTTATACTCCTCCACAGCTTTCTTAAGGCTCATATCGTCCTCATGCTTTTCGTTCAGCATAATCACCACATTACCTTTTTCAATGCCGTATATGTTGCAATTTGCAAGTTTCTTAGCCGTTCCAAGGATAGCTTTTGCCTGCTTGCGGCTCATTTCATAGGTTTTGGTTCCCATATTAACTGTCATTTCTCATAAACTCCTCAAAATCTTCCATACACTTAGGACACAAGTCGTATACAGTATTAAAAGTGCTGTTCTGTGTAATCAAATTTCCGCACAGTTTTCCTTTTTCAATTTCAGCACCGCACCTGTCGCAAGTTCGCCATTCTTTTTGATGTTTCATTCTTCCACCAACTTTCTACCACAAATCGGACAATAGTTGATTTCAAACTCTCCTTCTCCATATTCTCCACCGCTATTATCATAAGAAATTTTATAGTAATATCCGTAGTTAGTCGATTTTATATATGCATTGCCATATGTATATCCGTTCTCGATTTCCTTCTTTTTACCATTACAAAATTCACACATTCTTCCATCCCTCCCCTTTATTGAATACCACGTTTTCAAATATTGCCGTTTCCACCTTCTCCGGCTGACTTTCTGGAACGTTCCTTGCCGGAATCTGTGTAAATAGGTATTTGCAATAAGGGCACCTATCAACTTCGGAGTCAAGTATTAGCATTCCACAGCACAAGCAACTTGTCATAATTCACACCTCAATCAAAGTAAATTTGCGTATTGTTTTTGGAATCTCACGATGCAAAATACCATTTGCATCATAATATGGCTCGATTAATAGCTGATTGCGTTCTACATTTCCTAGATATACTCTACTTGTTTTTCCACCAATCGTAATTTCTCCGAACATTTCCCCTATTTCAGCCTTGAATCCGCTTACATCATATGGAGTTTTGCAATAAGGACACACCTTTTTATCGATTTCAATCGGTGCGCCACAATTCACGCAGTTTGTCATAATTCACACCCCAATCATAGCAAAAACCGGAACCCTCATGAGATTCCGTGTCTTTTGTTTGATATAAATATTCCACAATGTTTTTATCATCAAATAGCGACACAGGGAATCGAACCCTGTCAGCCAAAACCATGCCAACCGCTTTCAAATCTGCAATTTCTAATCACGGAGGGGTTTTCTGTTACCAATTATACCGCTATCATCCATAAGTCTCCCATCGACCGGAACTATTGCAGTAGCGCCCGACTAAGTGGAGATAAGGAATTGATATGGCGAGGATTCGAACCTCGCAGAAAAGATTTACTTTCTCATAATGTCCCTGAGAAATACTTTTTCTGTATTGCATTTTGCAATAGACATTTCATAGCGTTTACCCATTCCGCCACACATCAACGCCCTATTTCGGGCAAGCGCAGTGTGTAGGACTCGAACCTACAAGGCGAATAAACGCCCGACCGGATAGCAACCGGTTCCAATTCCATTATGGGAACACTGCAAAATTTTCTATATATCGTAAACGAACTTTCATCGTCCTATTTCCACGCTTTTTAAGTCGACAACGCTTCCATCACAAGAAAAACATCATTCATTACACCAAAACTCGTCAGCCTTGTCACATAAACAATATTTTACAACGCGTTGGGATTGCAGGAATCGAACCCGCGACAACCCGGATATAAGCCGTGTCTTCTACCACTGAATTAAATCCCAATACAGTGATCGGTACGAGATTCGAACTCGTGTTACCACCGTGAAAGGGTGGCGTCTTACCGCTCGACTAACCGATCATAACCGCCACGAGACGGTTAGCAATATGTTTTACGTGCTATGCGTTACACGATCATGCTCCGTGGAATAGACGCATGATAGAATACCACCGGACGGTCTCGCACCGTCCTTAACAGAATCGTCCTAGTGGCGAAAGGAGAACCCAATACCTGAAACTCTCAGCCAAGGATTCAAGTACGTATGGAAAACATACGTGGCTACATGAAACGTCAGCATGTAACCAATTAGGCTACCGGGATTCGAACCCGGAATGCAGGAATCAAAATCCTGTGCCTTACCATTTGGCGATAGCCCAATGTTTTTTCGTCCGCGAACATGATTCAAGCGCCAACGCCCAACTGCCAAGAATCATTGCCCGCGGACTTAAGCTATACCGGATGCTCCGATTTCCGGCTTCTTTGATTTTGTTATATGTATTCTTTCGACCACGCTCAAAATTGGCGGCAGAAAGTAAATACCAAATATTGGATCATAAATTGTCATATTGTTATCTCCAAATGACCATAATATTCATTGCAAAGATCGCGTATGAAAGCAAATACCCCATTGCGTTTGAATTGTCTTTTTGTTTTACCTGTCCTCCCATAAGTCCCAACATTATGAGGACATCTGTCGCTGTTGCGATTATCTTTAAAATCATATCAATATCCCCCATCATCAAAGCTGTGTTCCTGTTTGAATCGTTCCATTTCATTTACGCTCATACCGAAAAGTCCAGCAGATTCATCAGAATTCGTATGTTTGAAATACTCGCCCTGCTGTGGAAACATAAACCGGAACATAGCGTAATTTGCAACGTCACACAGATATTCAAGATTCCCGGTCTCTTCAAACTTGGCAAGGCACATTTTCAAACTTTCAACCGCATTAACATTTCCGGTGGAAAAGTTCATTCTTGCCGGTCCGTATTTGTAATATGACTGTTCAATCAAACCTTTGCGCTTTTCATCAAAAGCTGTGGAATACTCGGTTTCAATCAATGTTTCATTCATTTCCGTTTTCCCTGTTTCTGTTCCCAGAAATCGCATGAATGGTCGTATTCTACAAAATCAGCAACATAATCGCTTTCGTCATTCGCGCAAACATAGCCGTTTGTTTTGTCGTATGTGCTGTATTCGCAAGTGCCACAACAACTATTGGTATCTAACATGCTCGCTCTCCTATCTAGCCTTGTATCGTTTTTCTAAGCCGCATTTCCTGCAACGATACACTTTTATGCTATTAAATAACTTATCGCCATCCACGATGTCTGTATTGAACAAAAGCTCCCAATCATGCTTACAGAGACATGAACGAATATACTCAATCAATGCCCCCATAGTGCTTGACCTCTTTTTGTTTTTAAAAAATTTTTGGAAATTTAGTTGCGATTCGCAACGTGAAAGTGAATTGTTATAAATTTATTATAGCCTATTTACGGTGAAAGTCAATGGGTGTTGTAAGTGGCTTTTTATTGCTATCGGTAAAGCACTATTGCACTATAACCTCTCTTCCAGCCATTGAATACGTGTGTAGAATATTTAATGTCTACTATCTCGTAAGACTCGGATAGAGACTTTATCATTCTATTTACCTCTTCTTGAAATTCTTCTGAGTCTGTAGAATCTATTGGCTCTGTAATTTTCAGTGGATTCATGTATGCTCCTTTGGTTGAATAAGGCTTTTTATTTTTTGAGGTATTTAAGGGACTTAGTAGCCGCCCGGTGGTCCCTCTGTCAGACCCCCTCCCCCATGCATTCAGGGCGATTGTTTGCGCTGCTTTGCTTGGTTCGTTTGCTCTGCTAGAATTGTTTATCATTCTCAAACACTTAGCGCAATTCCATATGCCCTAGGTATAACTATTCGCTTAACTCCACTTTTCCGAATAGTTCACGAATAGTTAAAACGCTACAACCATTGATATTACTACGTTTGTGAATTGTAGAATAATCACACACAATTCAAACCATATTATTCGCCGCTGTTTCTGTAAATTGTGTATCAATTGCGTGCAATTCTTGGTTCTTTTTCTCGTCCAGTCTTGGCAGCTCTTGCGCTGTGATTGCCTTGCGCTGTGTGGCATTATCTCCAATTCCCGGCTGATTCATGCCGAATTCGTTATTTCCCACGAACATAGTGCCGACTGGGCTGTTGGAGTCATATGCACGATCTAGTATACAATCCTTGCGATTTTGTCTCAGTTTTTGCCATATCTTGAAACTTCCCTGACTTGGTTCATCGCCAGCCCATATGTCTATTGTGTTTGTCGGTATATTACAAAAGTAGCTAAATGCTACTGCACTAACTAACTTGCTATATCTGTCTGATAGATTTAAATAATAATTGCAAAGTATATCTAATACTTCATAGTCATATCGGTTATAGTTAGTCATTGCAACGCCTGTACTATACAACCTCTTGTCTTTTAATACTTTTGTATCTGGGAATAACCTTTTCCCTACGTAGTACATAACAGCTTTCCACTGTCTCTGTCCAGCTTTTAGCAGATCATCGATGTGAAACTCTATACAAGCCTGATCTATTAAATCTTGCACAGTTGATGTGTATATCTGCACTGTACCCAGATCCACTATAAGCCTTGTAATATCTACACTCTCTATATCCTGCATATATTTCACACCTCCAATCTGTTCAATCTCTCTGATTCTGGTATACACTATTTCCGGGATTAAAGTCAAGCCTTTATTTTTTACGGTGGTATTATATACTTACGCCGCGCGCGTATGCGGATATACACTTACTATAAACCTATAGACTTTAGATACAGTGTATTATTAATCTAAAAGATTAAGAAAAAGAGAGAGAAAGAGAAACATAGTTCTGAAAAAGCGACGTCAGACGATTGTGTCGTGTTATGTCAGACGATTGTCAGACGATTTTTTGTAAAAACTGATACTATTCTATCATTTTTGGACTTGTCAAGAACCTAATACAACTATCCTTGTTTATAAAAATTTAAGAAAAGTTTCATAGTTTATTTACGGTTTTTGGAGATTTTGTAAGATATGCCCGGACACGTTGTTGATTTCGGACATGGCAAAAAGAAAAGGCACCGTGAAAAGCTGCCCTTTGTTTGAAAATATTTACTTGCGTTCTGTCCGATCTGATGATAGACTATAGATATGTCGCACGGCATGGATGCATGCCGTTGTGGTTCCAACAGCAATTCCGGCGGACAGGGATTGAAACAATAGCATTTCGAATAATGAAAACGAGTGGGTCAGATGCTTAATCTTTCCCACTCGATTTCTTTTAATGTTTGCCGATTGTCTGTATGATACATCCAAAATCTCCGGCACGATATATGTTTATCTCCTGCGCATTAACCCGGTAGATCAATTCGTCATCATCATAAATCTTAAGCCAGTGCTTAAAATCAGCGACTTTTTTATAATGCGCGCCTATCTCCGCGTCCTCGTCAACGACGTATGCCATATAGCTTCCGTCTTCGCCAAAATCAAGATTGCTTGTTTTCAATCCGTTTTCGTCGCATCCAACAAGTATTAATGCCGCAATATCGCTTGCCCCTATAAACCTTTTCTCGTACTCTTTGTAGTTCTTCATTATGTTTTCCTCTCTTTCTTATGCGTTCTTCCCTGCTCCGTAGCACTCATAAAAGCTATCTACGAGCTTTCCAAGTTGTTCCGGTGTAAGCTCTTCTTTCAGATCTTCCGGAATCCACTTATACGATTCACGGAATGTATCGCTGTTCCGTCCAATCTTAGATGATCTTTTGACCATTTCAAGCTTGTACATCTCGCCAAGTTCTTCCAGTGTAATGTCACCACTCTTTACTGCTTCTCTTCCTTCTCTGGTTAAGATGCTCATTGCATCTTCTTTTCTAATTGTTCCAATTCCTGTGATCTTCATATGTTGTTCCCCTTTCTTGGCTTTCGCCTTTGCTCTATTTCTTTGATCTGATTGTATTATATTCTATTATTAGAATATTGTCAAGCACATTTTTAATAATATTTTATTTTTTCTTCATCTGTTGGTACAACCTCCACCAGATCGCCCGGTTGGCACTTGCACATAATACATATTTTATTGAGTGTTTCCAGCGTGATACTCTTTCCGGCTTTTATATTCTGTGCTGTTTGTGCCGGCAAAAGCCTTTCTTTCTGTATGCGCGTCTGATTATATCCATGCTCTTTTAATAATGTAAAAATGTCTGCTTTGTATTTTATCATTTGCTTTCCCTCCTTATATAAGGATAGTATCATTGCAGCGTTGCCATGTCAACAAAAATATTCTAATTTTTGAATAAAAAACTATTGACATTATTCTAATATTAGAATATAATACAAGTATCAAATGAAGCACAAAAAGCGAGGAAAACGATATGACAAAATTTAAAATTGAGAATGGAAAAATCTACAGTGAGAAGCCAATGAGCGAGGAAGTCGATGTTTTTGAAATTGTGGAGAAAATCCCGGTTCGCTTTTTTGTCTGGAATATCGGCGAAAACATGGGAACGCATGAATATATTCCGGTTTGCGAAGATTTACACCCGGAAGACAAAGACAATTACGAGATCAACACGGCAACACTTAAAGCCGTAAAAGTTGCACCGAATGAATGGGAAAAACTCAACAAAGCGGCATCATGGGGAGTTGGAAACCTTGAACAAGCAGAAAAAGCATTAAAAAGTAAGCGCAAAGGCTATACAGCAGACAGAAAAAGAGCTGCCGCAGAACTTACAATTGAAATTTTCCGCAGAATTTGCGAATAGTCGAAACCGCCACCCGGCGGTCTGTAGGAACTGCCCCACCTGCACCGATGAGACAGGGCGCACAATGAAAGGATGGTTGATTATATGACAAAAGCGGAACTTTTGAAAGAATTTGACAAGCTGGAAAAGGAAAAAGGAGTACACATTGATGGAATTTATTACAATAGCAAGAAAAGCGCTATAGAAAACGCTATAGAGTGCCTAAAGTGCCCGGATGAACTGCTAAACAAGTATTTGACCGTTGTGAGTCTCAAATATGAGAATACCGGGCGCGTGATTGCTGAAAATGGAGATTTTAAGCACCACAGCCACAACCGGCTCTATGTATTTAATACAGCACGGCAGATTTTAGCAAGTTAGGCAAGCGGCGGCTTTTCCGGGGTTCGATTCCCCGGCTTGCCATTACCGGAATAACCGGGAAATTTTGAAAATATGGAGGAATTGGAAATGGGAAAAACAAATATTGATATGTGGTACGGAGACAAGCCGGAACAGGTGACAGGATTAGACATATATTTTAATGATTTAGGCGGGTTTTATTCCGGAAATCTTCGCATTTTCGGGAAAATTGTTGGTGATTATTATGCCGACAGCGTGCAAGACATAGAAAAAGCCTTTCCGCACCTTGCGAAAAATATTGAAAACTGTTTGAATTAGCCGCCGCAGAGAATGCGCGCCGGATCACTACCGGCGGCGGTTTTTACTCAAAAATGAGCAAATAAAAGGAAAAGAGGTAGAAACATGAGAAGTTATAGCGAACTTGTGCGCGGTGCAGTTATCCAGGCGCGCGAAAAGCAAAAAGATATTGAAAGGCATACCGTTTTCACAACGCGCCACGATTCCGGCGCACATACTGTTACACGATTTTATAAAAAAGGTTCTGCTATTTGGTGTGAAATGATTGCCGGATGTATTCGGGAAGATTCACGCGTTTACAAAGTAAATACAGATAAGCCATATATAAGGGATATGGGTAAATATTGGTATTTGTCGGAGCAGGAAAAGGAAGCCGTGAAATACCTTTTGAATAATTAGGCGGTACCATTCCGCCTTTTTCGCGTGTTTGGTGCATCCGTTCCGGTTCGATTCCGGGAGCGCGGGCTACATGGAAATCGGTTTCCATGCGCAAATTGACAAATAAACACAATATAAGGAGGCATAAGCGTATGACCTATGATATTAAAGCAAGCCTTAACGGGCAAACTGTGCGCCGCGTGGCGTATGGAGATTTACAAGCGTGGCTGATCGTTAACCAGCTAACGCGCGATGGATGCATAAACATATGCATGAGCGAGCGTGGAACGTCTGGAGGTGGCAAAAATGGCAAAATATGAGTATATCGGAAAAAGGAAAATCATGCGCCGCGTGCGTGCCCTTGGTTATATGGTAACATCCGGCAAAATGTGCGGCTACTCTAAATTTGAGGGCGTGGAATGGGTGGAGTCTGTAAAAATCAAAATAACCGCCCAGCGTGGCGGCGATTGGTTACAGATCACGCAAAAGCCGGAACGCATAACACAAACTTACAGCCGGTACGATGGGAAAAACTATCTTGACAAGTGGTAAAATGCGGTCTATGCTAGACTATAACTATAGCTTGGCAAGCGTTTTCTGACGTTTGCCTGTGATCTGTGATATTATCAAATATCATCAATGAATTATCTATATATAGCATAATATATGGTGTATTTGTGTTATTTGCGGAATGTCGCAGATAATTGCACGTTTGTTACACGTTTTTGGAAATCCGTAAAAATGGAATCTTGACCCCAAAACGCTACCCCCAGGGGGGTACAAAAAAATTACGAAATATTTTTTGGGGCGCGGAAAAAATTTTCTTTCGTAAAAATCAAAGACCGCGCAGCATAATCACTTTTGCTCAACTCTTCTATCAGCCTTTCCCTAGTCATTTCCGGATTCGTCCGGTGCACGTACTGTAAGAGTTCTGAAATTTTATCCATTATGCAACCTCCATAAGTTCAATCAATAGTCTGTCTGCAATTTCAAATACTTCTCTTCCGTATGTAGCCAAGAAGTCTGCTACAATTTCCTCTGCATCAATATCCATGTATACATTATACGAAAGACAGAACGCATGACATAATTCGTGACATAACACACGGTCAAGGAACCTTCCGCGCAAATCATCCGCAAGATATATCGTTTTCGTGTCTCTGTCGGTCATGCCTACTGTTCTGCTTCCGTCACTTCTCTGTAGCATATCGCTGTAACGCGATACTTTGACCAAATTCCACATTTCATTGTTTATCGTGAACAATTTACCACCTCGCAAACAAAGAGGGCAAAATGCCCTCTCTATTACATTTTCGTGACAAGCGTAGTCAACTTTGTCTTGGTCAACTGTTTCTCTTCTGGGGACATACCGGAAAACAGTTCGGTCACATCTTCCGAAAGAGATTTCATGTACTTTTCGAGTTCTTTCATCTTTGCGTCCTTATCTTCCGGTGAATTTCCGTTATGCATTTCCTTTGTCTCCATGTAGCTTCTCCGACTCATACCGGCTCTGCCCTCTCTTGCATCGTGAGTACCGGTACTCATGCCGTTATTTCCGCTCATAGGCTCTGAATAATACATCTTTCCCATACTCATTCTGTCAAGGTCTCTCATTCGGTCGTATTCCGGCATATTTTCCCATTCGTGGTAATCTTCCGGCATCTGATGATAATATGGCGGTTCTGCATATCCTCTGCGTGTTCCGCGCCCTTTTGGTGCGAATCTTCCGTTTGAGTACCGGTACTCATTGTAGTATCTTCTTTCTGGATAATCCTCGTACTGTTCAAGCATACGCATAATATCCTCATTGTCTTCAGACTTTTTCATGGCTTCAACAATGTTATAGTCCTTATCAAAGCATACGATGTTCTTTGCAATCTCCGTCCAATCCTTGAGATCATCAAGGTTTTGTCCCTCAAAATTCTCGATTCCGATGCCGTCAACGTGGGCTTTCACGCAATCCATAATCTGTTTCGCAAACTTATGCATAATATCAAGCCTCCCTTACTGCAATCAAATTACTGTTCTGAACCTCGATAGCCTGCGTGGACGTATTCTGCACGGCTACGGTACTGCAACAACCGCAAGGCACATCAACGTATGCCTGCGCCGATACGTTAAATAAATTCTCAACTGCGGCTGGCGTTACGATCATTTTTGTTGACTGCAAAGGCTCTCCATCAACCGCGATTGCAAGTGAAATCTCTCCAACTGTGCCGCCTGTCGGTATCTGAATGTTGCCGGAATACGATACCAAAAATCTAGCCTTGCACTGATTTGTGATACCTCTTAGCTTGATAATTCCACTTCCCTGTCTGTGTACGATACTTTTTGTTCCATTTACTGCTGTTTCTGTGAATGCAACATCTTCTCCAGCGGCAACGGTTTGTAATGCAATTCCTGTTACTTCCATTATTTTTACCTCTCTTCCATAAAATAAGGGCAAACATTACAGTCTGCCCTTTGGTTATAAGTAATACTGCATAGCAGACATGATTGAGTTAACTCAATTAAGATACTCAATTATTCAGTTTTAGCAGCCACATCCTGCGTTGCATCCGCATCCATATGCATAAGAATTTGGGTTAGGTACAACATATGCCGGGATAGCAGACGGATTTACTGCATTGATAATCTGCTGTGTCTGAGCCGCCATCTGAGTTGTAAGTAATGCGCTCTGACGATCCTGTGAAGCCGCTCTGCGAAGGTCGCTATTTTCTGCCTGTAAGCTAGAGATTTTCTCATTGCAGAGATAATCAAGAATAGCGCGTGTTCCTGCATTCTGACTGTCGATAATGTCTCTCGTGTTGCTGTTCATGGTGTTCTGCAACGCGCAAGTGTTCTGTGCCATGTTGTAGTTTACGCCTTGGATAGCTTCTCTTGTTTCACAGCAACAGTTAGCAAGCTGTGACTGCAATGCATTTGTATTCTGCATGTTAGCGACTGTATCAGCATTGATAGCCTGCTGAATGCCGAATCCGGTCTGCAAAATGTTTGTGTTGATGCCATTCATGCCGGTTTGCACTGCATAGAATCCGTCGCAAATTCCGTTTGTAATTCCGTCAAGTTTTGACACAACCGCCTGATTATCAAATCCGCGCTGGATTTCGCTTCCGACACCACCATTCATTCCGTTTCCTCCGAATCCGTTACCGAATCCACCCCATCCGAAGATAGCGAAGATAACGATAATGAACCATAACCATGAGCCTTCTGCGCCCCATCCGTTGTTATTTCCGTTTCCGTCAATGTTCGCAACAAGCGGAACGGATGCACAATTACCTGTGTTAAACATAGAATTTACCTCCATAATTCATTTTTATATACATAATCTTGCAAGAATTAGTATCACATTCCTAATTGGCTTTTAAACGACTCAAAAGCCTTATCTGCGTCAATTCCCTTTTCTTTGCACAAATTCCTAGCCATCTGTTCGATGCCCTTGGAATCTCCATTTTGTGCCATCTGCATAGCATTGCGAGCCATAGGGTTGCTCATTACGCTGTTATTCCCCATCATTTGTTGTAAAAACTGCTGTGGGTTTTTCATTCCCTGTAACATCTGCATAGGATTCATTAAGACTCACTCTCCTTTTGTGTTCGTGAAGATTTTCTTTGCGTTTGCGAAGATAACTTATCTTCCAACTCTTCCATCTTTCCAAACAAGCAATCCAATTTGTCAGTAATAGCCTTTGTCGCATCGTCAGACAGCCCTATTTCAATTCTTTTATCATCACTTGAAGAATCTGCCATCTGTTCATTAAAAGGCTTGTAAACGGTCTTTCTGATTGTTCCATTGGCATCCCATTGTTTTGCCACGATTGCGCTCATGTCCTGCATCGGGAAAAACGCAACACTTCCATCCATAGGTACATCATTTGCCATGATTGCTGATTCCGACTGCACTACTTTTCCTTGGATTCCAAGAAACTGCGGTTGCATCTGCGGAATCTGTGGCTCTGGTTGTTGAAACCTCTGCATTGGGTTGTACTGATATGCGGCATAGCTCGGGTTTGGGTTAAATGCCATATTCTGATTTTGCATCTGATACATTCTCTTCCTCCAATACTTCCTTGATTGCGTGAATCATTGCTGACTGATACACAAGCGGAACCTTTGACACATCTTCTCTTATTAAGATTTTTTCAAGAATTTCATCCGTAAATAACATTCCGCATCCCTCCTATGCTTATATTTTTGCATAAAAAAATACGGTTCTTCCGCAAAAAATAAGCAGAAAAACCGCATAAAAAAAGAACGCCCAAAGCGTCCAAACTTCCATAGTAATCATATTCAATTAACTTTTAGCACTTGTACAAGAAACTCCTTTCTTTAGTAAAATCAAGGCTTCCGAGCCTTTTTTGATTACCTTTTGATTACTTTTTGATTACTCTCTTTCCCCTAATCTATAGAAAACCTTGATTTTATGCGGTTTTCTGAAAGCCAATAAGGGGATTCGAACCCTTGCACAAAGCATCAACTTTTCAGTGTTTATGCGGCTTGTAGCGTTTTTACTTTGATTACTTTTGATTACTTTTTTCAAAATAGTAATCAAACGACTAACTTGTTCGTGCTTTGAAGTCTGGTATACTACTTAAAATATCTGACTTTTTCTCGATAGATCTGCGGTTTCTGTGGTAATGTTCCTCTGTAGTTCCTAGGCTTGCGTGCCCCATCTGACCAAGGATCAACCGCTCGTCAATATTGTTGTCAAGAAGGATGGTTCCGTATGTCTTTCGGATCTTATGTGGAGACTTTCGATAGATTCCTAACTTATCGCACAATCTCTGTAATCGCATTCTTACACAATTCGCATTTAAGCGCTCTCCATTTTCTTTAATGAACACAAATTCTTCAAATGGATTCGTTTTTCTGATCCTATCACACAACCACTCGTAGTCCTTTGGGATGATAATTGTTCTCGCCCCAGCTCTCGTCTTTGGAAAATCCTTTATCGCAACCGTATATTTTGTATCATCCTCTCCACGATACCTTGTTTCGGTTCGCCGAACCTTGACCGTATTACCGTCAAAATCATCATGTTTTAGGCACACAACCTCTCCGATTCTCATTCCGGTCACGAACATTAGAAGTATTGCTATGTTTGATAAATCAAGGTTGCATTCCAAATATTTAATCATAATATCAGTTTCATTCTCGTCAAAAACCTCTTCGTAATCTTCCTTGATCGTTCGTTTGAAATCGGAATCAGATGTATCAAGCTCCTCAAACAATTCTTCAACATTAAAATCAATCAACTTCCGCTTTTTGGCTCGTTTCAGAAACCCTTTGGTTATCCCTTTTAGTCCGGAAAACGCCTTTGCCGTCAAGTTAAACTTCGGAATCTGTTCTTCTAGGAAATCTCCCCATTCATCTTCCGATATTGATTTTATGTGCCTTTTACCCATTTGTTTAAAGTGCCTTTGATAAAAGTTGCGATTCCTTTGGTGCGTTGCATTTCCAATCTTGTTCAGTGCCAACCGCCTGTCGTTCCACTCTTCAAACACTTCATCAATGGTTGGATTTTCTTCTTGAATCTGTAAATAATCGATAACCTCATTTTCAATATCGACCCTATCTTTTTTCTTAAGTAGCTTTCTCCCTTTCTCCTTGCATGGAATATAGGTTCTCCAATACCCATCTTTCCCTTCCCATATATCATATGGGTGTTTCTTTAGTATCTTTTCTCTTTTGTTCATTTCAACTTGTTCTTGCACAAGTGCTATGTCGAGAATACCACTATCAACGGCATATTTCAACAGTTCTTTTTCATCCAATCAAATACCCCCGTTCTTTCTATTTTATCTTTTATATCTCTCACTCTGTACTCTATCGTTCTTAGTGATAGATTTTCTTTTGTGGATATTTGTTTTTGTGAAAAACCACGGCAGAGAAGAGAGAAAATCCTCTCCTCTTCTTCCGTGAAATTGGCATTTTCTTTGATTTGTTCAAGTTCTGGCTTAATGAATTTTGTAAATTTCATAAGCCATTTCTCCTGTTAAATATAATCTGATAAATCCATTTGCTCATCCTTTTCAAATACAAGCATTTCATTCTTTGCACGCTCGTAAAAGTTTCTGTCAATCTCGAATCCGTATGCACTTCTGCCAAGTTCTGCGGCGGCTCTTAGCGTGCTACCGCTACCGCAACAAGGGTCAATAACAACGTCTCCCTCGTCTGTAAAAATCTCAATCAGCTTTTTAAGGACTGCTACCGGCTTTTGCGCCGGATGAATTTTCGGCACATCTTTTCCGTCTTTCTCCCAAGTAAACCAATTAAAAATCATGTGTCCTGTACCTCTGATATTCTTTCCGTTTTCATCAATCTGCAAGCCGTTTCGGAATTTCGGCAACTTATTTCGGTACAGTACGAGTGCATATTCCGTAGCACCAACAATACGCATATTAGCTTTAAGTACCTGTGGACTGTAATTTTTACAGAATACAAGCGGTATGTAATTAACGAATCCATGTTTCTTCGCCGCCGCAATCAATGTTGACAACTGCTCAAATGCGCAAAATACAATCATGCAAGGACTATTACTGCTTCTACCCCTTGCGATAGGCTTTGTGTCCTCTTTTTTCAACATCTTTGAACAAAAATGGAAGTATTCGTACAGATTAAAGTTAAAATCCGAATTGAAAGCCGCTTTCTTGGCAAGTTTGCTCTCGCCATTCTTGTTATCGCCACCGTTATACCACATAGGGTTACTACCATAGAAGTTGTTTCCGACATTATAAGGAACATCAGCTATAATCAACTGCGCTGGTGGTATTGCATATTTCTTGTAATTCTGCATTGAATCACGATATATCTCGCATTTAATCTTCTTTTTATACATTTTAAATCTACCAAAAGGAAACCTCGGTTTTATGTCGCGACAACCTATTCCTTTCTTTGATTTTTAGTTAGTTATCTTCTTTTCTCTTAAAATCCTCGCAAGGCACATCAAGCAAGCAACCGCATTTTTCGGTTTCCATTCCTCCCCAATATGTCTTATATCTGTAAGAGTTTTCGCATTTAAAGCAGAAATCCTTGCCATTGTTCAATTTGCAACTTGTCTTTTTATCTTCCAGCTTTTTCCCGATACTCTCGTTTATCCTTTTGAGTTCCTCGACCTTTTTCTGCGATTCCTCAAGATCTTCAATGAGTTTGTTGTATTTCTTCTTGCTTAAAATCTTCATTCTGTATCACCCTTTCAGTTCAAGCTTAAATAACACATAATTCCACAATCTGGCATAATCTCTGTATTCATGTTACCTCTGTTCGGTTCAAGTTCATCCAGATATACCGGATTACCTTTTCCGTCCTTAAGGATTGAATAACCAACTTCTCTTTCCAACTTCGCCCGACTTTCGAATACTTCCGGGAAATCTTTTCTGATTCGATTCCAATATCCCATACCACCCTTAACGCATCCGATACAGTTATTGTTCGGATAGCCAAGGTCATACATCAAAGGTCGGGCAAAATCAAAAGTCCGTTCAAACAATCCATGTACCTCTTCTTTCGAGAGGTTTCTGTTAATAAGTGGAAATTCGTGTGCGGCTTGCGGATTCGCTTCAATCGTCCTCTCTGCCCGGTTTTTCTCTTTAAGATCAAAACCCCAGACATAGGTCAACTCACAGTCCTTATGCTGCTCTTCCCACTCTTTTCTCACCCTCTTTTTCAACCAATTCGTGCAAGGTGCGAATCCATTCGCCGGATTTCTGAATCCACCGAATGTCCTCACGCAATCCTCTACACATCCGTACTCACTTGATTTCAGCATTTTGATTTTCTTTCCGATTGTTTTCTCGCAATCTTTAATAAATCTCATGCTGTCTGGATGTTGGTCTGCAATGTCAATGTAAATCCATTCGTCTACATCTCCAGCAAGATATCCTGCCATAAAACTTGATATTCCTGCACTTATCCAACATACCTTTAGTTTCTTTTTTGTCATAACACCACGCTACAAATCCATGTATCGTGGACAAGGAATATAGGCTTCCCATGCTGACGGTCTGAAACTCACATAAGTCAAATATGCTATATGTGCGCTACTTCAAATTCCACCTTATCGAATCATCAACGCTACTATTATTCCCTTTATGCAAAATCTTTGACACCTTTAAGTTGCAACCTCGGTTTACCGAGGATTCGTTATTCCTTTCTTTCTTTTAAAATTTCACCAAGGCAGATATTAAATCCAGCCTTCATCCCTTCTGACCATCGACCGTTAGAATGTAACTCTAACACCGTATAAGTTTCTTTCTTCTCCGGCAATTCCCGAAGTGGACACCAATCCGGTTTATGGTAACAATAATCATCAATCATCCGACACTGTGTGTTATCGTTCGGCTCATCTTCAAGCTCGCAACACGCCTCTACTCCCTCATGCAGTTCTCTGCAAAATCTGCAATCACAACAAGTTTCCGGCATGTCCATAACCAAAACTGCTTTAGCCATTCACTCCACCGCCTTTCACAATCTCGATTGCATCTTTCAGCACCTCAACAGCTTTTCTTTGCTGAAATTCTTCTGTTATCGTTCCGTTTTTCTTTTCATATTCAATACAACGTTCATGAGTCTGCATTCTCTTCTCTAACTGTTCCACAACCTTGTCTACATCGTAGGCGGTCGGCTGTTCGTCAATCTTTTGTGCCAGCGCATAGAACATATCCTCACTGTTCCTTTGTGTAAGAAGAATATCCATGAACCATTGTTGGTATAACTCTTTTTTTAATTCATCTGCATCAATCAAGCTCATCGTTTCCCATCTCCTTTCTTCAAATAATCAAAAATCTCATGCCCAATCATCCCTACAACTGACAGAATGCAAAAAAGATTAACTCCAAATTCTGTTAGAATGTCTAACCTAATGGCTATAAGTATTAGTAGCAAGAAATTTATGTACGATTGAAACATCATTCTTCATCACCTACCTTTAACTGCTCTGCTATCTCATCAATGTCTTTAAACCTGATTACAGACAAATCTACGATTAAATTTTTGACCGATTCTGCAAAATCATCAATTGCCTTGTTATATTCAATTTGCTTAATTCTGTTTAAACTGGCATCTGTTGTTATAAAAGTCTTTCCTGGCAACATTTTTTATTTTCCTTTCTCTAATCGTTCTATTATGCAAACAAGACGTTCTATTCCAACATAATCACAATTATTCCTCGCTTTCTAACAATTCCGGATTGTCAAAGATGTTGCCGATAACACTACATTCATCCAAAACCTCATAGCTTTCAGCAGATAATCTGTTTGTCACTTGGAAAGACAATGTTTCTTCATCCCACACAACTTCACCGGCACAATCTGCTTCTGCATATCCGCTTTCTGTGCTATATGTGTCAAGATAAACAATTACATCATGTTCAAATATCAATTTCTCATCTCGATCTGTCCGTCCAGTGCACCGGCAGATGGTGTCTTTCGAGACCTCAACGGATGTACTTAACAAGTTATCTACGTGTATTGGCTGCCCTGTATTGTGATGCGGCAAGATATACGAAACATCATTTACAAGAAATGGAAATCCTTCCACCCACTCTCCGTTATCAATTCGCTTTGCCTTGGATAAATATCTATCTTCCATATTCTCTCCTATTCTGCTTCTGATTGAAGCCATTCTTCCCACTCACTATGTTCCTCTTCGCTCGGAAATTCATGTTCCATCCACTGATAATCTGATTTTACTTTGCAAAGAAACTCTGCCAACTCTTCATCTGACATATTCCTTATCCTGTCGGCATGGGTCGCTTTCGCATCAACAAGTTCAAAACACTCATCACGCCATTTCAATACATTATCAATATTGAATGAACTGTAACCTACATGGTAATAATCTTCGCCGACTTTTTTGTACTTGATTTCGTAATATGGCTTGTTGTCTATCATCCTTACGATAATTTCCAGAGATGTAACTTTGTTTTTTGCATCATCATTTTCTGAAACTTTACTATCGCATCTGCGACAAGGCTCGCTATCTCTTGAATTGCTGTTCTGCTGGCAGTTGCAAGTGTGCGCTTTTTCTTCTATGGCTAAGTCAAGGTAATATTTCAAATCTTTTATCAAACTGATAGTTCCGTAGAGTTGTTTTTCCTCAAGCATTTCAACGACTTCCGATATTCTTCTATCAAAGTCACGCTTGTTTACACTTTCAAGGAATTTATCCATTTTCTCCACCTCTCAATTCTTTCAGCCTTGCTTCGGCTTCCTCTCTTGTAAGGAATATTGCTTTTTCAAAATCCTCAAACAAGAACTCATAACCATCAACTGTATACAGGATCTTCTTTCTGTTATGAAGTGACTTTTGTCAAGAGTTAATTTCAAGAAATTTTTCTTAACCCCAGTCACATTTGTTTTCCTGACAGCATTGGAAAAGAGCCCTAGT